GCTGATCGAGCTGCCTGGCCGGGCCCGGCACTCCTTCTGGAGGCTGATGCAAGTGCTGCCGCAGCCGTAGCCGGTCGAGCACTTTTTCCGGGCTGCATCAATACGGGCTTCCAGCTCGGTCAGCTGGTGGCGGCGATTCGTATAGGGGTAGATGGCTGGCGCTGCGGCATGGGCCAGTCTGAAGCCCTAGGCCGCAGCAAAAAGCCCCCGCCGGGGAGCAGGGGCTGAGCTGGCAGCTGTTTATGTCGCCTCGGTATCTAGGCGAAATGGCCCTTGATGCCTTGTGCAATCAGCTATCCGATCGGGGCGGCCGTAGCCGTAAGACTGTAGCGCGTCCGTAACGATCTGGCAAAGGCAACTGTCTGGAATTTCCACTGAGTTGCCCTTGCCCTGCCAGGGCCCAGACAGGCCATTGCCTGGGCGCCACGAAAAAGGTCTGGCGGCCTATGGCTAGAGCATCAGCAGCAGGTCGGCGCTTACCCCCAGCACCTGGCAGATGGCCCGCAGTTGCTCCGGGGCGGCTGCAGCCTTGCCCCGTTCGAGTTTTGCAATCCATGGCTGCTGGCAGCCGATCGCTTCCGCCAGCTGGGCCTGGGTGAGGTTGCGCTGGTGGCGCAGGTTGCGCATGCGGCCCCCGAGCACTCGGCGCACGTAAAAGCCAGGGGCAATAACTGATTGCATTCCATGGCGGAATAATTCACACCAGGTTGGGCGGATTGCCTCAATCTGGCCACAGGTACAGCTGTGCCAGTGACGCATGAGTTGAGATTTGATCGGGGCTTGATTGCTCCGAATCGGAGCTGGGAGAAAACCCCAGAGGGTTATATGCGGGTGCATGGCACTTTCGCCCGCACCGGCTGTCAGACCTACCGACGCCAGGACGGCAGCACCCAGGTGGAATATCGCCCAGAGGAGGAGGTGGCGCACCGCGATTCCATCCTCTCCCTGGGGGGGCTGCCGGTGACGCTGGAGCATCCGCCCACCCTGTTGACGCCCGCAAACGCCCGCGAATACCAGCGGGGCAGCACCGGCTCAGAGGTGGTCTACGACTCGGGGTTTGTGAAGGGCACTGTCACCCTCACCGATGCGGCGATTATCAGCGCCGTCGAGCGGGGCGACGCGGTGGAGCTATCGCTTGGTTACCGGGTGGAAATTGACCACACCCCTGGCGTCGCCCCAGATGGCACCCGCTATGACGCGGTGCAACGCCACATTTCCGCAAACCACCTGGCGGTGACGCGCCAGGGGCGCTCCAACGGCGCCGGGGCTCCCGCCGGTGGCCGCCGGGTGGCCCTGCACCTGGATTCGGCTGAGATCACCGACTGGGCCGAGTCGGTGGACTGCCATCAATTTGATTCCCTATCTGCCCCGGAGGGCAACCACATGAGCACTGAATTTTCCAGTCGCAGCGATGGCCGCGGCCAAAAGCCCATGGCACCTGCCGCCATGGAAGAGGAGATGGAAGAGATGGAGGAGGTGATGGAAGAAGACCCCGATGCGGAGGGCATGGAAGAGGGGGAGATGGATCCTCCTGTGACCCCCAAGGCCAAGCGCCCCCCCGGTCGCCGCGACAGCTTCAGCAGCGACAGCGTTTCGCGTGCTGAATACGACCGGGTGCGCTCGGCCCTGACCGCCCGTATCTCACAACACGAAGCGGATCTAGGACGCCTCGATGCTTTATCCATCCGCCTGGATGAGCTGGAGAGCGAGATTGCTGATCAGCCAGGTGAGCGGCTTGATGCCGATCAATTCGATTCGCTGGTAAGCGAACGGGTGGAGCTGCTGGAGAAGGCCACCGCCATGGCTGGTGAGCGAATTGATGCCGCCGGCAAAAGCGCCCGTGACATCCAGCTGGAGGCCCTGGATGCCATCGGCTACGACACCGATCGGCTGGATGGCCGAACCAACGAGTACGTGGCCGCCACCTTTGACGCCATGGCTGATCGGCCCGATGGCAGGCGGCTGGACAGCACCACAGCTCTGGCCCAGCTGTTGGGCCAGGCCGGCCGCCCCAGCGACAACGACGGACTGGCGGCCTACAAGGCGGCCACTGCCGCCGCTTCAACGCAGCCGCTGATGAATCACGCGGCCTGATCGCTACGCGATTGGCCCTTAGCAAATCCACCCTGGAGATCGCATGTCCCCCCTTGTTTTTACCACCAACGCATCATCTATTGATGATGGCGCTCAAATCAGCTACCCGGCCCAGGCAGATCGAGGCTTGCCGGGCCAAATTGCCACCAGCGCACTCACCACCATCCTCACCGGCGCCAATGAAACCGGCAGCCGGCTTCTCTACGGCGTGCCGCTGGCTGTCAATGGATCGGGCCAGCTGCCCAACTCTGTAACCACTCGCACCACTGCAGGGGCCATCCTGGGTATCTCCGCCCGTACTGCCGCATTTGAGCGCACTGGCCCCGATAGCTCGCCCGCCTATGCCGACGGCATCCCTGATGGCCGGGCCGTGAACATTCTCACCCGTGGGGTGATCTATCTCGATGCTTGGGAAGCCATCGCTATTGGCACCAATCCGGCCGCACCTATCCTGCGTTATTTCAAATCCGGCACCAATATTGGCCGTTGGGGTGTCACGGCTAGCGCCGGCAACAGCCTGCTGCTGGCGGCTGGTGGCTGGGCCATCCGCAAAGCCGCCGCCGCCGGTGGTGTGGTGATGGTGGAAATCAACACCCCTGCGGCGCTGACTTTCACCGCCGACTAAGAAACCGCCCGCATTCTTTTTTATTCAATCGCACTAATCCTCCAATGGGCTACAGCCAAACCCGACAGGATGCCCAGGCCGCAGCCGGAGCGTTCCTTGAAAATGATCTGCGTCAGAAGCTCAGCAAGTCATTTGAGAAACTTTACCCGGAGTATCATTACGCCCGGATCGTCCCCGTAAGCTTTGAGTTGGACGAAGGCGCCGAAACCTATAAATATGATCTGTTTGATCGCGTAGGCGATTTTGATCTGGTGGCCGATGCTGCCGACGACCTGCCCCTTTCCGATGTGAAGCGCGGCGAGGTTGTCAACAGTATTCGCCAATTTGCTGGTGCAACAAAATACACCACCGATGAGGTGAGGAGGGCGCAATTCAGCGGAATTCCGCTTCAGCAGCGCCGCATGGACGCAATGCGCATGGCCTATGAGGAGCGGATGCACCGCACCTGCCTGTTTGGCTATGCCGGCACCGGCCTCAAGGGCTTTTTCAATCACCCGGCCGTGGACCGCCTGGTGGTCACGGGCAGCGCCACTGACGGTTGGTTTGATGCGCCCAACATCACCCCAGATCAGATGAACTCCCTGCTCAATGAGGGGATTTCGTATCAGGGTAACTTGACAGGCATGGTGGAAAATCCGGATACGCTGCTTCTGCCCTATACCGATTGGCGCAGAGTCAGCTCTACCCCCAGAAGCAGCAACAGTGACACCACTGTGCTGGAGTTTTTTCTTAAAACCAACGGCACGATCAAGAACGTTGAACCAATCAACGAATTGGATCTCGGCAAGAGCTTTGGCAACCTGACCGCCAAGCGAATGATCTATTACAAGCGAGATCCGTCAAAGCTGGAATTTCATATTTCCATGCCGCTCAAGTTGCTGCCGGCGGAGCCCCGCAACCTGGCATTTATCGTAAATGGAGAATCAAAATCTGGGGGCTTTGCCCCCTACTACCCCAAATCGATCACCTACGTCGATAAGGGCTGATTTCCGCTAGCTCCCTGACCGGATCACACCACCACCACCCCATCGCCCATGGCCGCTGCCACCTTGACCAGCCCAATCACTGATCCCGCCAAAACTGCGGCCGCGCCGGCCGACCAGTCGGCGGCTACCGGCACCTTGGCAATTGCCTATACTCCTGAGGTGATTGATGCCGTTACCGCCAGCGTGCCGCCCGGAGCGTTTGCGATCAGCGTTATCAATTCGATCGGCGAATTTGAGCGGCTCAGCCTGGAGCCGGGCCTCAATTTTGGCATTGATGCCGATCTGTGGCAGCGCCTCCAGGCGCTGCCGGCCGTGCAGGAGTTGAACACCCTGCGGGCACTGGAGGTGATTCCGCTGGGGGGCAACAGCGTGAGTGACACCGCAGCCGCTGGCGTGACCGCCCTGAAGGGGGTGGAGGAAAAACAGGCCCTGCGGCTGGTGCTTGTCTGCCGCGATCTGAAACAGCTGCAGACCTGGCAGCCCATTGAAGAGCGCCATGCCGTGCGCCAGGCAATTCAGCGCAAAATCAACGCACTCAAGGCGGGCCAGGGCTGATGGCCGCTCCCAGCCTGGAAATTTTCCTGGAGCGCTTCCCGGAGCTGGAAATTCATCCGGTGCCGGTGCTTGAGCATGCCCTGGAGATGGGGGCGATCATCTGCCCCGATCAGGTGTGGGGCGACCTTGCTGATGCCGGGGCTGGCTACTACGCCGCCCACCTGGTGGACATGCGCCACCGGGAGATTGGCGCCATGGTGGGCCAGCCGGTGACTGGCATCAGCGGCGGCAACAGCCAGGAGGGCAGCAGCGCCACCTTCTACGGCCAGCAGTACGAAGCGCTGCGCAAAACACTGCCCACAACTGGTTTTGTGTTCTGATGCACAGCCCCCTGGCCAGCACCACCAACGGCAACCCCTGGGGCGCCTGGGGCAATGCCACGCTCACCTTTTTGGTGAGTGGCCTCACCACCGTGGACGACCCGGAAACGGGTAACCCGGTGCCGCGCCAGGACAAGTTGATTTATCAGGCAGCCCTGCGGCTGCGCAGCCCCAACCACACCAGTCAACCCGGGGCGGACATGACCGCCTATTCAGTGACGGGCCAGCTGCTCAATCCAGCTCAGTTCGATTCGCGGATTGGCAATGGGGCGCAGGCAGAGGCCGTGATCAATGGTCACCAGGGGCGCCTGGAGCTCACCTTGGACCTGACTACTCCCGTGGCCATGAATCAATTCCTGCGCCAACCAGTGCAGGGCACATTCCGCCTGCTGGGGGGCAGCTGATGGCAATCCAACTGCAACAGCTGGATGAGGCGCTGGAGGAAACCTTCAACGATCTGGCGGCATTCCTGGCCAAAAAATTCACCGACGAGATCCGGGCCGAGAAATGGACCTGGCCCAACCAACCATCCCCTCGGGACATTGTTGATACCGGCAACCTGGCCAAATCGCTGCGGGTGGAACCAGCCACCGTGGAAAGCGATGGCCGCATCCTGCTGGAATTTAAGTGGGCCACTGAATACGCTGCGGCGGTTCATGACGGGGCGGTGTTCAGGCGCCCGGATGCCCAGGGCAACCTGCGCACCATGCCGGCCCGCCCCTGGACCCGGCCGGTGCTTTATCAGCGGGAAAAAATCCAGGCCTATGTGCGCAAGCGGTTTGCCCTGGCCATGCGCCGGAGGCAGGGGCCATGAGCAACAACCAGCTGATTGAACGGGGCCCCACCCTCTTGCAGCTGCGAGATGAGCTGCTGGCGCTATTTGGTGATCAGCTGGGGGTTTATGTGCTCCCGGCGGGCGACACCAAACCAGCGTTTTGGATCACCGGTGGCGGCAAGGGTCAAGACCGGACCCCCCCTGATTGGAAGATCGAGGGGATTGAGTGCATCCTCAACCGCCGGCCCGTGCGCCAGCAGCTGGGGGGCCTGGGCACCATCCATGCCCTGCGCCGCTGGACGCTGACCTTCACCAGTTACGACACAAGTCAAAGCCTGGACGCGATCGATCTGCTGCTGTTCCGGGGCTACCCGGAGGCGCAGCGGCGGCCGCGGCCTTTGACCGATGACCTGTACGAGCAGCTCACTGTAGAGCTGCCCGATGCGGTGACCATCCAACCACTCCCTCTCACCTAGGTATCCAAATGGCTGATTTTGCAATTGGCGGCTCTTTTCATAAGGCCTCTCGCTCCCTGATCAGGGCCGTGGCCCTCACTCTCCCCAACCGCTACTACGCAACGCGAGATGCAGCCGGATTGATCACCCTGCCAACGCTGGCAGCAGGCGATAGCTACATCGAGATGCAGGGGATGACTAAGTTTTCGTTCAAAGTTGACATGAACGATCAGGAGTTCAGGCTGTTTGGCGATGACGGCTGGGCCGATTCGGTGACCACTGGCGGCAAGGTTACCGCTAGCTACGAAAGCTATTTCATGCGCAATATTGAACTGCCAAGCGGCGCCACTGTGCCAGAGTTCAGGGGCAGCTATTCAGAGGATTTTGCGCTAATCGAGCGCAGTCGCAGCGACTTTGATGCTGAGGTTTACATTGAGCTGCTCAAGGAGATGGGCCGAGCCAATGGCAGCACCGGCAATTTCATCTACGATTTTGCTGGCTTCAATGGCGTGTTTCGTGGCTACAGCGATGGCGGCGAAAGCCAAGGTATCTCAACGATCAGCGGCGAATTTATGTCTCGGGGTCGCCCGGTGTTCGGCCGCTACGACGCCGGCAGCACCCCATTGAGCATCGGTGCGCTGCAGAGCAGCCAGCTGAGCACCGCCAACACCTCTGGCACGCGCCGCTGGGCTGTGGTGCCGCTGGATAACGCCTCGGCCGTGGTGGTGAGCTCTGCAATCACGATCACCTACACCACCGATGGCACCACGGCGCTCACCCAGCTATCGCTGCCCCCCGCGGGTGGCGGCGGTTTCCGCCTGGAAAATGCCAGCTCCGGTGTGCAAATCCCCGCCGGTGTGGCCCTTGGCGGCGGCAGCAGCAACGTGATCACCATCACCCCCACCACCTCCCTGCCGGCCGCCACAATCCTGCGGTTGCGGGTGGCCGATGGCGCCATCAACCAAAGCCTCGATTCCAGCGGCAACCCATCGGCCAGCGGCATCCGCCGGCCTTTGCAGGGCTTCTCCACCACCTTCCGCACCGCCTGATCCTGAGTGCAGGACCCAGGCTTCTACCCCCTTCTTGCTCATGGCGAGGGGGGGGTGTTCTTAATTCACTGCGACGTGGCCAATGGCCGCATCCAGGCCGCATTGATGCTGGTGATGCCAGGGTTCCCCGAGGCCTGGGCACAGCTCACCAGCGAAGCCGACTACCAAGGCGACCGCTGCGCTGTAATGCTGCCATCACGCTGTGTGAATGGTGGCAACCCGTCTAGGGTATATGCGGTGGATTTGCCCTACCGTCCACTTTCCTGAATGCCTCTATGACATCGGCCAGCGCCCTGGTTTTTGAGAGCTTCGCCAAGCACTTTGAGCAGTTCGGGGTAATCCGTTTGCGGCGCTATGACGACCTGCTGGGCGGCGAAATCGAGGAGTACGAGCGCCAGAACCGCGAAAGCGCCAATGCCCTGCTGGAGATGAACGAGATGGCCCGGGCCATCGGCGAGCATCCAGATAGCGGCCTCACGGCCGATGAGGCGATGGATTTGTTGACCAACCCCGCATTGGCCACACCCCCCAAGGTTGCCCTGCTGATGAAATACGGCGGCCCGGGTGGGCTCGCAGCGGTGGCGGCCGTGATGCCAGCCCAGGCCGAGCAGCAAACCCGCATGCTCACGGTGGTGCTCCAGTCCAGGGGATCGGTGCAAAACGAAGACGGCAACTGGCTGCCCCTGGACGGCGCCTGGAGCGATAGCAACAGCCGCCAACTGCCCGGCAAGATTCGAGAGGGTATTTTGGCCTTCATTGGCCGGGAGGCCAACGGCGGCAAACCGGGAAACGCGCCGGCGGCCAAGGGGAAAAGAACCAGCTCCCCAGCAGCCAACCCGCCAGCATCAGCGAGCGCATAGCTGAACTGCGGCGTTACCTGGAGCAGCCGCCAGTTGATTGGAACCGCTACTACTGGCGGCTGGTGAGTTCGGATCTGCATGATCCACGGTTCCATGCCGATCAATTTGGCCGTCAACCGGTGCGCCACATCCTGGCGGCCATTGAATGGCTTGATGAACAGGATCGGCGGCGGGCCAACCTGACCAGCCACACCACCGCCCAGCTGGCATCTTTGGTGCTGGCAATCGGCAGCGGCGGCAAGGCCCAAGGCGATTACACCCAATTTCTGCCGTTCCTGGTAGAAGGCGCCGATGGCCGGCCGCGGCTGCCATCAAAGGCATTGGCCACGCTCCATCAGCTGATCCGCCAGCGCCGCCTGCCGATGCCGGTGATCGCCCTGCTGGCAGACGATTTGGCGGGAACGCTGAAACCAGCAGACTGACCCATAGGGTTTTGCTGATGGCAGAAGGGGAGATCAGCTTGGGTTCAGCCGTGTTGCGGCTGTACGGCGATCGATCGGCGCTGGATAAAGAGTTGGCGGCAGCGATGCGCGACGCCAAGCGCTTTGAGCAGGAGGCGGTCAACGTAAAGCTCGGCGCAGATACCAGCCAGGCCAATAACCAAATTGATGGTCTCAGGCGCCAGGTGGGCAGCCTGCGGGCAGATGTAGACCGGCTGAATGCAGCCATGGGCTCCATGCCCCGGGGGCCGGCGGGCGGTGGCGCGGGCTGGCAGCAATTTGGCAACACCATGGCCATTGTGGCCGCCAATGCCAGCACCGCTGCCAACGCTGTAATGGCCCTGGCGGCGGCAAAAAAGTCGCTGCTGGCCGTGCCTGTGGTGGTGCGCGACATGGGCGCTGGCAGCGGTGGCGGCGGCGGTAGACAGCCTCCCCCGCTGCCAGCGGCTGGAGAAAGTGGCGGCGGATCTGGTGGCCGCGGCGGCGGGCCCCCTCTGTTGCCGCCTGGTGCCAGCCAGGGCGGCGGCGGTGGCGGCCAGTGGTTTGCAAACATGAGCCAAGGCTTCGAGCGTTTCATGCCCGCCGCCAGCGGGGCGCTGGGGATTCTGCAACAGATCGGCGTGGCGGCATTGGGAGCCCAGGCCATTTTTTATGGACTAGGGACGGCTATCAATGCCGTCATTGGTCCACTGGAAGCGCTGGCTGGTGCTGCAGGCAAATTCAACGAACAGGTAGCAGAAGCGAGCATCTTCACCGCGCAATCGTTTGCTGTGTTTGGCCCCGATGGGCAGGTGATAGAAGGCACAGCAAATCAAATGCGAGCCCTACGGGGGCGAGTAATCAAAGAATTTAAGGAGATCCAAAAAGAAGTTGCCGTAATCAGCGGCGCCACGTCATCGCAAATCTACGAAGCATTTAACATCATCCTGCAAAACAACTCAGGGTTGGGCGCTGCAGGCGAGAATATTTCTAATATCACAAAACTCAGCACACGCATTGCTGCGGCAATGAATACGCTAAACCTCCCCGGCCAGCAGCTGCGCACGGAGGTGCAGAGTTTGCTGTCTGGCGACATCCAGATGTATGACCAGCTAGCACAAAAGCTCTACGGCAAAGGCGCTGGCGAGCAGGTGCGGCGGCTGCAGGCAGAAGGTAAATACTACGACGATTTGATGCAAAAGCTAGAGAAACTGTACGACGGCCAAAAGGTGTTGGCCCTGTCAATGACCAACGTAAAAAGCAATTTTGCGGATGTATATGAATCAATCAGCACCGGCGGCGGCCAGGCCCTGGAGCGCGGACTGGCCGGCATGCTGCAAACCATCCTGAAGCCCTTCAATGCTCTGAAAAATAGTTTCATGGGCGTATTCAGGGGCCTAGGGGAAGCCTTGGAGCCAATATTTGGGCAGTTGGGCCAGATGGTTGCCGGCGTGACAGCTGTGGCATCAGTTTTCTCATCTCTGCTGCAAATACTGTTTGATTTTATGGCATTATTTGGTAGCGCTTTTGGATCGCTAATACAGCCGGCCACGCAATGGCTGATAGAGGCCCTTACCAGCATTGCCAAAATGTTTGAGTTGGTGGCCAGCCTGGTGAGCGCGGTGCTGCGGCCTCTGTCTACGTTTTTTCGCATCATCAATCAACAGGGTCGAGAGGGCGCAGGAGCTGGATTTGACAAGTTCAATGAGCAACTTGACGGCTTGATTGCAAATTGCGAAAAACTTTCAATTGCTATTACCAAGCCTTTCATCGAGGCGGCCAAGGCCGCAGCTTGGCTGGGGGGCAAGGCCAGGGGCCTAACCGATACGGAAATACGCAATAGGCAAAAAGATATACAAGCGGAATTTGATAAATCAATTGGCGATCAGAGTGAGGTGACGCTGCGCAGTATTGGCCTTAGCCCCCTTGCTAACAGGCAGCAGCAGGAAGCCAACAAGCGCTATGAAAGCACAATCCCAGAGGAAAAGCAATATAAAATATCCAAGGAAATCGCAGAGCTAAAAGAAAAGCAGTACAAAAATGAGATCACGGCATTGGAGCAGGGGCTTAAACTGCTCAATGCCCAAAAATCTGTGCAACAGGCCCTCAATGAATTAGCCGAAGGACGCCGGGGACTGGACCGCAAGCGGGCCGATTTCAATGTGTCCCTGGCTTCCTCCCCTGAGGCCAAACAGTTGGCAGAAGACCGTCGCAACGAGCTTGCTGGCCGTCAGGAGCAGCAGCGCATCAATGAGCGCAAAGACGCACTGCAGAGCGAGCGCAGTATCCAGCAGCAGCAGCTACAAATCAGCCTGCGCCAAGCCGCCATCCAACAGGAGCAGCTGAAAATTCAACAGGCCGAACTGCAAGTGCAAAAGCTAAAGACCGACTTAACCGCCACCGAGATATACCTTAAAGCCCGCAATACCGCCGCCGGCAGCGTAGAGCGCAAAACATTGATGGATGCCTACAGAGTGCATCAAAATATTGGCCAGATCATTGGCCGGCAGCTGGCCGCGGCTCAGGCAGCCACCAGCCTGGCATTTGAAAGCGCCACCCAATTGCGCCGCACCAACGGTCTGGAGCAGCAGCGGCTCGATATTCAGCAGCAGGGGCTAGACATCCAAGGCCAGTCGGCCCAGCTGACGCTGGAGCAGCAGCGCCAGCTCAGCGTGCTCAACCAGAAGGAACAGGCGATCAAAAATCGCCAGGCAGATGATAACTTAACACAGAGAAAACTGGCGGAAAACCAAACCCGAACGGTGGAGCAGCAGCAGCAGCAACTTGACAACATGACCAAATTGGCTGAGGTGGAAAACCGCCGGGCTCAGTTGAGCAAGGCGGTTGCCGATGCCAACGTGAAGTCGGCCGAGCGGCTGGTGGGATTGGCGGAGGCCCAGGCCAATGCTCAGCGCAATCCCCGCAGCGTCGAGGCTGTGATCGGGGCCCAGATAGAAGCCCTGGCCCTGGGCCGCACCGGCTTTGTCAATGCCGCAGAAGCCACCAAGGCCCTGTGGGATGCGAAGGAGAAACAACTCAAGGCGGAACAGGCCGCCGCCAATCGCCAGCTGCAAATCCAGCAGTGGCGCGAGGAATCAGAGGAGCGGATCGCCATGCTGCAACTTGAAATTCAACGAGGCGGCATGGCCGCGCAGCTGCTGCAGCTGAAGGCCACCAAGGAACTGCTGGGGCTCAGTCGCACCAGGGATGGCCTTAGCGGTGCCCCGGCGGGGGCGGCCGGCGGCCGGGCAGGAATGGTGCAGCCGGCGGCCGGCAACATGTTTGGCATCAGCCCAGAACGGCGGGCGCTGCTAAACACGATTCGTTATGCAGAGGGCACCTGGGGCAATGGCAGCGACAAGGGCTACCGCACCATGCTTGGCGGCGGCCTGATGAACAACCTGGATCGCCATCCAGACCAGGTGAACAAGGCTGGCGGCTTTGCCAGCACTGCCGCCGGTGCCTACCAGTTTTTGACCACCACCTGGCGCTCCGTAGCCCAGGCGATGGGCCTGAAGCAATTTGGCCCGGAGGTTCAAGATCAGGGCGCCATGCAGCTGATCAAGGGGCGTGGCGCCCTGGGCCTGGCCGATCAGGGCCGCTTCACGCCGGAGCTGGCCAACAAATTGGCGCCTGAATGGGCAAGTTTTCCCACCATGGCTGGCAAAAGCTATTACGGCCAGCCGGTGAAGGGCTTTGCTGATCTCAAGCGCTTCTATGACAGCCAACTGGCGCAGCTAAGGGGTGCCACGCCCCAGGCCGCGGCTGGCATGCCCGCCGCGCCAATCCTGCCCCCGTCCGCCGGACTGGCGGGCACAAGCCTGGACAACAGCGTCAACGAAAACATCTATTCAATGGAGCGCCTTGAGCAGAGCTTTGCAGATCTAACCAGCCGAATCAACACATTGCGCGACACCCTGATGCCAGAAGCGGTGCAGGGGCGGCAGGCGCAACGCGATGCCATGGCTGTAGGCGATGCGGCTGCTCAAGCCCAGTTTGATTTTGAGCGCCGCAAAGCAGAGGCAAAAGACCAGGTGTTGCAAACACCTCGCGGTCAACTCGCCGCCGGCACCACCGAAAGCCTGGTGGGTGGGTTGAGCCAGGCCATCCGCGGCAGCTTCACGGCGGCGATGAAGGGCGGCGACATTCGCGCAGCTGTGGCAGAAGCCATTGGCGGCGCTTTTGATCGAGTGGCCGCCACGGTGCTGGATACCATCCTGCGGCCGATTGAAACAATGCTGACCCAGAGCCTGTTTGAATTGCTGTCTGGCATGAATAACAAGCTGATCACCGAACAGCTTGGTGCAGCGCTCACAAACACCAGCGCCGCCAGCGTCCAGGCCGCGGCGGCCAATGTCAATTTGCAGGCCGCCACCATGAAAGCCAGCGGCGGCGGCGGCTCTTGGCTTGCCGGCTTGGTGAAAAGTGTGGCGGGTGCGGCCCTGGCCCCCGGCGGGGGCGGCGGCGGCTTTCCTTCCATGGAAGAGAGTTTTTTGGGCAGCTTTGACCTGTCGGGCCTGATCAATGGGCGCACGGCCCGCAACGGCGGCATCCTCAGCCCCTATGGCATGCACACCCTGCGCAGCTACCGGGTGGGCGGCATCTCTAACGGCCCCAACAGCGGCTATCTGGCGGAGCTGCATGGCCAGGAGGCGGTAATCCCAATGCCCAATGGCAAAGCCATTGATGTGGCCCTCAAGGGGCCCCTGGGCATGAAGAGCTGGGGGGCCAGCGGCCCAGACGGCTCAGAGCTGCTGGCAGCTCCAGCCATGCAGCCAATTGAGTACCGGCGGGTGGGCAGCGGCGATTTGCCCTTCGTGACTGAGGCAGAAATGATGGCCCGCATCGAGGAAGCCGCTGCCCAGGTACATAGCTCGGCGGTGCGCCAGGCCAGTGCCAATTGGCGCCGTGATTTACGCAACCAAACTCGCATCCCAGGAATTAGGTAATGAAACTACAGCCGCTCGGCTCTTTTTTTAAGTTGCTCTATCCAAACGGCCAGCAGACCGGTTATCGGTTTCAAAATTTTGCAGCTGGCCGCGAGCTTAAAAAAAACAAAGAAATTTACACACATGCCGGCATTGGCTACTCTGGCGGGATGACGGATTCAACCGCGTCAGCAGTAAGCGGCACGTTGGTGATGGCAATAAATGACCTTACTCTCAACATTTTCGGCACGGCGGTCAAGGACCGCTGGCTTGTCGAAATTACGACCACCTGGCTGGCGTTGGGCTCGCTGACACCTCAGGACGATTTTACAAAAGATACATTTGAGCTGCTGTCAATTGGCCATGAAGGTCTCAGGGTTTCCGTAAGCCTTGGCAGTCCCATTGGTGCTGCTGGCAGTGAATTGCCTCGGCTACGATTGACTCAGCGCATGGTGGGCAACTTGCCGCCCACCGGCAACGTGCCTCTTTAACGGCAATGCTCTCTCCCCGTCTATCCGATGATGATTCCGGCCAGTTGCTGCCGGAGGAGCGTGAGCTGCTGGAGTTGACCGGGCTCACGGAAGAACAATATTTCTGGTTTTTAAACCAACAGCGGGAAGCTGTTGTCCAATTAGCAGAAAGCGATGAACCTACAGCTTTTTTAGTGGTGCCATTTTTAATTTCCCTGGTGGTGGGGGCGGCACTTAACTACGCGCTAAGTGTCCTGCTGGCACCCCAGCAGGCATCATCCAAGCCCTTCCGGGTGGAAAGCACCACGGTTGAGGGGCAGTCAATTGTTAATAACGCCAAGTTTGCGCCTAGCAGTGGATTTGATTCACCGCAAAACGTTGTGGAGATCGGCAGCCTTGTGCCAGTCGTTTTTGCAAAACGCGAAACAATAGATGGCGTCACCTATGGTGGAGTTCGCGTAAACACAAATCTGCTTTGGAGTCAACTTTACTCGTTGGGTGACAGCCAGCTTTACAAGGGCTTGTTCATGGTGGGTGTGGCCGGCATTGGAGCTATTGACCCAACGCAGGTAGCCATTGGTGACAACGTGCTTACCTCCTACGACCTGGCTCCAGCCGGCAATACTACTTCCAGGGCCTCAATCTATTACCAAAATGCCGGCCGCCGCTTGCGGGCCAGTGATTTTATTGCTGGCCGCATTCCGGCTAGTGATATTGCCAACTCAGAAAATGCAGGCGCCGCCGACCTGTTTCAAATTCGCGGGCCCAATGGCCTTTGGAGCAATTCTTTTTGCTACGCAAGCGCACCTAGCAATCAAACCGTATTTGGCCTATACGCGCCTATTGGCAATGAGCTGGGAATCAAGGTCAACCCCCGAGTTGAGCCTATGTATCGGGGCCAAACGCAAGCTGCAGGGCAAAAATTTGATCGCACTTATTTTGTATGCAAAATAGACCCCCAAGCTTACCTCAGACGAATCAAGCAGAATCAAGTCTATAGCAGCCGTAGCGGCTTTGTTGGGGTCTACGACAATCAGGGGGGCCTGGCTTCCACGGTTTCGGGTGAAGTGCGCACGGTGCTAAAAGACCAGTCAATACTGTTTTACATGTCCGCTCAGGCTGATAACACTTCGGCGTGGTCCTACGACAGCGGTGATCAGACAAGCACCGCTGACGCTGTTGACATAGCCCAGAGTATTGCGGGCCGTCAGCGCAGTTGGGACGAATCCTTAACTTTGGGCAGTCTATACAAATGCGGTAGCGTTGTGCTAGTGCTGGTGGGCCGCAGTCCGGCAACGGCTCCATTTAGTAGCCGCATGGACCAATCGCCTCCAGGCGGCGGCACTGACGTTTACTACACGTTCAAGGCCATAAAAGCCGGCGTGATGATGTTTAGCGAAACGGCTAAGATCAATCGCAGCGCCTTGAGCAGTGCGGCGCCTTACCGCAATGGCACAAACGGCAGCCACCTGTATCGCTTGGCGGTGGCAACGTTTGCGATGGCAAGGCCAGGGCAGGTAATCGAAATTGGCTACAAGGTGAGTGCATCATTGCGCTATGGGGGCTTGTGCAATTTTGCCGCGTCGGAAACGACGACTTTTGCAGACAACAACGGATGCCTCTATTACAACAACATCGAATTAACAAGGTCCGGGCGGACAATCCAGACATCGCAATACACTTCTGGCACTATTCAGGCGCCTGGTGTTCGTTACGTGGTTTCGCGGTTATCGTTCAGGGTGATGGGCGCTGCTGAATGGGTTGAATTTCCCCACTTATTGGTATTCAAAGGAGCCGGCGGCAGCGAAAACCGCGATTACATCCGTTTACAGCTACCAAGCTCAGAGCTCTATGAGTTCAGCCAAATGCCGGTAGACGGATGGGAGGTGCGCAACGGTTACGCTCAGGGGCAGCTGTGCCTAATTGACGCAAGCCAAGCCAGCCTGCAGGTGGCCTACGGTGCCGGGGCCACGATTGAATTTAACGGTAGCTTCCTTGGCCGCAATCAAGCTACATTTTGCTTGCCTCCCACCCAAACCAACAAAGATCTAGGCATTGCCAACTACGAGCTAGGGGACAATGGTATCTTCTCGTATGTTGACGCCTGGGGCTGCATTGCCAACATCTTTGGGCACGAAGAAATAAGTATTTCCAACAGTTCTCCAGAGTGCCAAATTGCCTATGTCAACACTATCGAGCCAAACCTCGTAGCGCCTAGCTACGCTGGTCTCACTACCATGGGGCTAACGCTTCGCAGCTCTACCGAGTTTCAATCTGCACAGCAAGTAAGTGTTTACATAAATCAGGGATTTGCCAACACTCATTTAATTGGCTCAGTGCTGAGGATCCTAGCCACCAATTCCGAGTTCGGCCTCGGAGAGCGAATAAGCCCTACCGCTATTACTGCGTCTTTTGACGAAGCGGACGAATGGACCTACGCTAACCGTTATTTTTTTGATGGGGCAATATCGGAGCCGGCTAATTTCAGAGTAAAAGGGGCCGAGCTGGCTAATTACTTTCTGCTCGAATTACTGGCCAAGGGCTCTCAGTTCTATCTGCAGCCAATCGCCGATCCGGCGGTGCGCTACGAGCCAATGGCTATGTATACCAGTGGCAATGTCTTTAAAATTAATTTTGCTGTTTTTGAGCCGGAGCAGCGCACACCACCCATCGTGCACGTTCAGTGGCGCCAAGAACGTCAAAGCTCTACGCCTGGCAACTTGGGCTTATTTCCGGTGATCCGGCAAATCGCTGTTCGAGAGGCAAGCACGCCAGAAACTGCGCCAATAATAACAATTGACGCGACTGCAAAATTTATGACATCAGAAAGGCATGCAATAGATTTGGCCAAAATGGAATGCCGCAAACGCCGCATTATTACCTGCGGCGCTCAGCTAACCACTCGGCCGGATGCTGCCTATTTTGAGCCGGGGCGTATTGTAAAACTGGCTGTGCAGTTGTTGCAGGCAACGCCACGCAGTGGCCTGATTGCCAGTGATGGCACGATAATCCTAATTCCAGCGGCGTCGACTGGGAGCCACCTGGCTGATGGCAGCTATCCGATGCTGTTGTGGGATGGAATTGCCAGTACAATCAGCGCTCAAACAATAGCCGTTACAAACGGCAAAGCAGCCAATAATTTTGGCTGCGTCTTTACGATTGCCGACGCGACTCCAAGCACTCCAACTTTTAAGATACAGAAAGTTACCTTTGACGATGATGGTAATGTAGAGGCCGACTTAACCGAATATCCTCTTGATCAAAACGGATATTCCCTGCTAACAGCCGGCTGGGATGTGGCCAGCAACTGGGTGATCGATGGCCAGTTGTCCACCAACTCCACGATTGTGCTGGAGCAGGCTTTTTCTGGCGTGACCATCCTGGGCAACAGCTCCAGCCCCCTCAACGGCAGCAGCAACTTCACCGCTCAGGTATCTGGCCCGAGCGGTAGTTACACCTACGCCTGGTCGGGCTCGGGGATAACCATCGCCAACCCCAACCAGGCCGCCACCAGCATCTCATTCCCAAATGACGGGATTCGCACCATCAGCCTGACGGTGACGTTTGGTGGCGTCTCGCGGGTGGCAACTAAACCCGTTCAGGTGGGGTCATTGACCGGCTTTGAGTCCGTGGGGGCGGTGACCGTAACCGGGCCAGCTGTGGCCAATGCCGGCGGAGCTAGCGTCTCCTATTCAGCCACCACCACCAACGCCCTGGCCGGCACCAGCTGGGAGTGGACTGTGTTACCACCTGACGGTGCCACCCTGACCGCTAACGGGGCCACAGCCACGGTGGTGTTCGCTGCCGGAGGCGGTGGCTCGTACACAATCCAGGCCCGCGTCAACAACATGGCAGCGCTGGACAACCTGACCCTGGGGGCCAAATCGGTGCTGGTGGCGCCCAGCAATGCGATCGGCACCGCCAGCATTACCGGCCCTACCGCTCCAGCCGAAAATGTAGCGGCGACTTATTCCGTTAGTCAAACCGGCACAATCGCTGGAACAGTTTGGGCCTGGTCAGTTTCACCGGCGGGCACCACAATCTCGGGGGTTACAGGTAGCGGCACTACCGCTAGCATTGCATTTCCCAATGCAGATATTAGCTACACAGTGACGGCCACGGCCACCAATGGCAATGCCACAGACAGCCCTCAGTTTGCCACGCTGGCGGTCAAGCCAACGCCTTCTATTGGGGCGCTCAACATATACGGCTCGGCGGTCGTGAGGTCGGGACAGGGTGGCGTAAGGCTGACTGCAGTGCAAACTGGTCGTTCACCGGGCACTACCTGGTCGTGGAGCGTATCGCCATCTGCTGGGGTGACAATTCAGCCCGCATGGGGCAGCAGCGGCTTAAACAACTTTGAACCAGGCTTTGGGTCAAGCTGTTCAATAAACTTCCCGTCAACCGTTGGCGTAAATTACGAAATTACCGTAGTAGCAACTAACGCAAACGCCACGGACGCAACTAGGGTAGCAACAAAGATTGTCGCAGTAGCGGCATACAACGCTAGCCCTTTCACAGGTGGCCCAGATGTAGCTTGGCCTGGTACACTAAACGCGCAAAACTCATTTGTACTGGCGGTGGCCCCAGGCGTCCCGGCGCCATTTTCTGCATCTGCCATTGGCAACGCTGAATTTGGAACGCCTAATTACCCCTACAACACTGCAGACGTGTCCTGGTCCGTTACCCCGTCAGCCGGGGTTGTTATCACCAACGGCGGGACAGGGCAATATGTAAATATAACACTGCCAGACCCCAGCATAGATTACGTAATTAGTTGTTTTGCTAACAAAACCGTAAACGGAGTTGCAGCGCTTAATAACGGATCAGTGATTTCAACCAGAATCCGACCGTCATACGTGTTGTCAATACCAACAGTAAGCGGTCCCACGGCGCCGCAGGTCAATGTCCCCAGTACGTACACGGCCTCGCAGTTTGGCATGCAGGCCGGCACCTCCTATACCTGGAGCGTGACGCCATCTGGAGCAACGATTACCGGAAGCGGCACCAGTGTATCAATATCGTTCCCCTCTGCAGGCACTCAATATCAGATACAATTGATTGCGGCCAACGCTGATGCCACAAATAGCCCCAAAGGAAACTCTTTGTATGTAACACCCACAACCTAAGATTATGTCAGCAATCTCTTTCCCACTTTTGACGGTCCCCATGACCCGAGAGCTTGTGGTCGGATCACACCCGGTGAAAGTCTTCAAAGCACTCAACGGTGCAGAATACCCTGTGCTCCAGGGCGATCGAATGACTGACGCCCGGATCGATGCCGGCTGGCCGTCCCTGGCGGATGAGGAAGCATGGATGGCGAATTATGCATGGGAGCAGAGTTACTCAGGCGTGTTGAACGTGCAGTTGCCCCCAGGCCTGTTGCAAGGCATTGAGCTGGATGGCCAGGTGTTCCCTGGCTATTTGCATTGGACTATTGCCGAGATGCCAAAAATCAAAAGCACCTACCCAGGCCGCAGCAGCCTGGCTTTGACAATGCGAGGTCGGTTGCTCGGGGTAACGGTGGATGATGCCACCAGCGATCTAATGGCCATTGGGCTGGTGGCCGGACTGGCCCAGACCCTTGGCCGTCGCTAAGGCTGGCGATCGCGTTGGAGACCGCTGCGTAATGCCTAGCATGGCGCAGCGGTGGCGCAGGCAATGGCAATTATCCAAGGCTTTGATGGTGGCCTGAAATTAAACAACGTCACTGTGGCAACAGCCATTGATTGGATCGTCAACATTGCTAGAGATAAAATAGAAACAACACCTGCAAACGCCTACGACAAAGAGTATTCTCAGCAGCATCGCAGCGCCACAGGGGCCGCAACAATTCTTTATAACCCAAGCAACGCTATTACTGCGCAGCTATTTAGCCGCATACTAGACAACAACCCCTTGCCTGACAGGTTTAATTTTGTGCTACACAGTGCCACCGGACACTCATACGTGGCCGATTGCTTTATTGATTCAATTGCCGTTCCTAGGGCCGCAAAAGATTTGATGGCCGTTTCAATTGGTTTTACCGTTCAGGGCCGCATGGCATTGGTGAATTGATTGCAGTTCTATTAGCCTGGTTTGATTGGTAGCTGCCATGCTGGGTAACCGTTCCCATAGCCCCCCCGTCGGCGCAACCGCCCCGTGGCCAAAAACGTTGCTGCTGGCGATCGTGGCGCCAGCAGTCCTTGCCATGGGCGGCTGGGTGATACAGGTGCAGGTTGACTATGCTCGCGTTGACGCCAAAACCACCCAGATGCAAGCCGCGATTGGGGAAATCAAGCAGGAAATCAAGGACAGGGCAATGAGCGCTGATGTTCAATCCCAGGCACTGGAGACCCGGGTGCGGCAGCTGGAGCAGCGGCCATGATCCAACAGATCCTTGGCGGCATCACAGTTGGCCAGCTGGCCGCGGCGGTATTTGGCTTGACACTGATTGCCCGCTGTGAGTTAGGCCCTCAGCCGCCTGGGGGCTGGATTGTTTGCTGGCTAGCGGGTGGGTTGGTAGCTAAGGTGCCGGGCCTGGCGCAAGCTGCGCAGCAGATTGGCTACCTAAAAGGCTACAATACCTACAATCCAAGCCTAAAGGAACCGCAGACAACCGACCGCCCCGTGAGCTAGGCCGTGAGCAGCATTACCGCGTTCCGATACGATTTTCGGCCAATCAAGAAGGGGTTTGATTTTGGCTGGGAGTTTTACTGGTATGACAGCGAAGGATCATCGCTAAACCTTGCCGGGTCCATTATCAGCTGCGTAGTGTGGGACCGAAAAAAAACAAACGTTTTAGCTACGCTGGCAACGCAATACATTAGCCAGATGCCGGGCCACACCAGCCACGGACTAACAAATGAGCAAACCTCCATACTGGATGGAGCATTGCCCTACGAGTTGCGGTTGCAGGAGCCTGACGGCGCATTGCATTGCTACATGGATGGCCTAATGCCGTTTGTCGATTTTTCACCTCCATGATTGGCCCTGTTGTCCCCACTGCTGTACAGGTGATCGAGGCATCAACGACGCCACTGGTGCTGAATTTGATTGTTCCAGGTAAGCAGGGGCCGCCAGGCATGGGGAATATAGCCCTCACCGTAGGCCTCATCGTTGCCCTGGGCCGCCGCTAATTTCTAACATGATTATCACTTCAACTGGCTACACGTTCAACCCAGCCAACAAAACGGTTACATTCAACACAAGCACGGGGCAGCCTCTGCCGCCTTCGCTGGAGTCTATTCTTACGATTGCAAATTGCAGCAGTTCAAACAGCAAAGGCGAGCGGCTGTTGTATCAGCCGCAGGCCGGGGATGATCTCAGCGGCAGCTGGAATAGTGCCACATCTACGCTTACCCTGGCGGTCAATTGCGCAGGGATGCAAAGCAGCGATCGGCTGCAAATCCTGTTTGAAGACCAAGCAGCCTTGAAGGTTAATGTAGTTGCTGCAAGCGCTGGGATTGGCGGTTCTGCCACGTCTACCAGCGAGTTGCAAGCGGCGGGCAACCAATTACTGACGTCAATTGATAGCCGAGTAGGCACCACCGGCAGCGGAGCTCCTGCTTTGCCGACTGACGCCAGCGGTTTGACAGGGCTGGTGCAGGTGTTTTATCAGGCGCTGTTGGATAGGCTGCCGGCGACACTGAGCGGCGGCCGGCTGCAGGTGGCGCCGTCTTTGGCGGCTGATGCCGCCACGGCCACCAATCAGAATATTATTAACAATTGCCTGGGCACCACTAATAGTTTGCTTTCTGAGGTAAGTAGTGATCTCTCAGACTTAAATAACTTTGTTAGTAACCCGGTAGAATGTGGCTCTAGTGAGGGACTTTTAATGCCTGAAGGGTCTAGTCCGGACCCACTTAACCCTTATGGAGCTGCGCTACAAACTACCCTGCGGGATCCAATCCAGCTTGATCAATCTGTACCAGCTGTGATTGGCGGTATAGATCCCACTGGAGCAGCACAACGCGCCCGAGTAGGACGTGACGGTGGTTTACAGCTCACGGACGGACCTACGTTCACCGGTACTACTGCTGTTGCAAACAGCAGCCCAACGGGTTGGATTGATACGACAGGGTATCAATCTATAGTTGTGACATTTAATGCTAGTTTTTCAGGTGGTTCAGGTGTTCTAAGGTTTCACACTACTAATGATATTAGCGCTTCAACTAACACTTTAACTAACGCTAGCGGTTGGCCTACTACGGGAGCTCCAACGCCTGCTGCCAGCTTGTCTGGTGCATCTGCAGGTACGACTTGGGTATTTCCTGTAACAGCTAAATGGTTCAGGCTTGCAATCGGAACGCTCACGTCAGGATCTGTATCTGTAACTGTAACCTTGCGTGCCGCTCCTGCTGTATTTATACCTCTTGCGTTAGCCGTTGGTGGTGTTGATTTTAGTGCAACAAACCGCACGCTAATAACCGACACTGTTGGCTATCAAGCCATGGTTGGGGCACTACCTGTAGGTTTTCAGGTAGGGACGTTCAACGTCAACTACGGCAGGTTCACCCAAGCCTTAACCTCACAAACCGCAGCCCAGTCCAACCCTGCGCCATTGATGATAGGAGGCATCGACAGCGCAAACGTGGCACGGGCTGCGCTGACTGATAGCCAAGGTGCTATGATGGTAACGCCATCATCTTCTACGCAAGCAGCTCAATCACAAGATGAGCTGTTGTATCAGATCCTTGCTACACTAAGAACGCAATGTCACTATCTGTACGAAATAATGACAGATAGTACAGGAAGGTCTGCTAGTGATGAACCCGATACACTAATTGGGGAATACATGAACCAGGCCAACCAGTTTAAAAATTTCACCAATTAATTTAGGAGTTTTTCAATGATTATTCAAGGTCAAGCTGGTGCTTTGCCATCATCTCGTCAGTCCGCAGGAACACCGAACGCTCCGGCTGGAACGTTTGGTGAAATCCTCGACTCCAGACTCAATCCCAACTACTACCAGCTAGTCAAAAGCGGGCGTGTGTTTCAGGTTGGCGCTGCAGCCGCCAACCCCACCGCTTTTTCAGGGGGGGCTGCAGGTACTCCGCTGATTGGATTGTATAATCCAGTCAGTAGTGGTGTTGATTTAGTTATGCTTCAAGCTCGTTTGGGTATCAGGACTACTGGTACTGCGGCAGCTAACCTGGACTTCGCCTTTTTTGGTGTAAACCAAGGTGGTGTTGTTGTTACCGGTACACAAACTGCTTCCCGTAACCTTTACTCACTAGCTGCAACGGGCGGTGCAGGTTATGCAATGGTCAACGTTGCAAACACTGCGGCGTTGGCTTCTGCTCTTCTTGCCCCTGTATTCACACTAGGTGCCGTAGGTGCTACAGCTGCGCCTATTGGCGGTGTGTTTGTAGATGACATTCAAGGTTCTGTTATCGTGCCTCCGGGTGCTTACCTTGCGTTAGGTGCTACGGCTGCTTTGACTGGTGGCTCCCTTGATGTTTCACTGATGTGGGCTGAAATACCTGCATGATTTAGGTACTTAACACTTCAGTCGGGAAGCCTTAGGGTTGCTAACCTAGGGCTTTTTGCTTAAAGCACAGTCAAGCCTCGTCAAAGGTACAGTATCATGAGCGCAATTCAACAACTAACTTCTGCTAGCCAGAACAAACAAGCTGCCCTCACAGTTTTGTCAATGGTTGGTAGTCAGCACGCAGCGTTGCTGAAGGCATGGCAGGATGCTATGGATGTGATTTGGGATTCGCCTGATCCAGCAGGTATTATTGCTGAATTGGGTAATCGTGCGGCAGCGTTGTTTGAGATTTCGGCTCAAACTTGTGTATTTTTAGAGTCAATCGAACCAGGTTGCAATTTGGACCGGCGTTTAAAAATATGGCCTCATACTATTCACTCAGACGGCTCAATTACTGTGGTACCTCCTCCACGCTGATTGGTTTATCAAAGTGCTACTATAAACCAAGGGTTAGCCTTATTTTATGCTTAGCGTTACCGTTCCCAATGCTAGCACCCATGCTATTCAGGGAATTGTGATCACCGCTGGGACTGGCGGCACTACAAGCCTGAATTATGTACTTCTGAAAGGTTTTTAACATGAACACGATCCAACGCCTGGCCATCAATGCCCACGCAAGAAACATGGCACTAGAAGTGCAGAACATAGCACTTACTTCGCTGGGTTCCATGTTAAGTGCATGGCAAACGGGAATGGATAAGATTTGACGTAGCGGCGACCCTGCAGCAACGGTTGCGGAGTTAGGAAATACAGCGGCGGAAATGTTTGCGCTGTCAAATGACTTATGTATTTTGCTGGAAAATACAGTCCAGGTTGTACTTCTGAACGAATGCAGCTGATGGCCCCTTGGCAGGTCGAGTTACATTTTGATGGCACGGCCACTATTGTTCAATTGCCTGAACCGGAGCCTGATCCAGGCAACGGTGAGCCAGCGGGCTGACAATCAAGCAGCAAAAAAGTCTGCAGTAGCTTTTGCTGGCATCAATAATCCCAGACAGCCGCAGGCTGGCGGCCAGCACCAGGCACAAAACCGCCGCCGCCTCGGGTGTCAAGGTGAATGAATCCCTTGTTACGGCCATCGCCAAGGCCGCCAGTCCACCGCCCATAGATCCAGCTGTAAAATTCGTCCAGCGATCGATCAATGGGGTAAACGTCCATTGCGCAGCCGGCCCGCACCAGGGCCTCGGCGGCGGCGGCGCAGTCGGCCACCTGGCGGTTGATCGGCTCAGGGCGGTAGAAGCTGGTAACCCCCAACGGGCCGCCCCAGGCCCTGCGCACCGCATCAAACTGGCGGGCCGTATTCAGCAGCCGGCCAATGTCCCCACTGTTGGCCGGGGGGCGACGGCGCAGATCAAACTGCAGCACCTCCCCCACCGTCAGGTAGAAACCCACCAGGGCGCTGAAATCGCTCCAATCAATTGGCCAGCCAAGAACCCCAAGCCCCTGCGGCGCTGAAAACGCTCCAGGTGATGCCGTTGGCAGCTTCTGAAACCCCTGCCAATGGGGCTGCCAGATGATCCAGGTGCCAGCACCGGCAGCCAGCTCCACCTCCACATGGGCGGTGTGAGGCAGCTCAGTGACGGCCACCACGCCAAAACGCTGCCCGCTGGCCACGGCCAACTTCTGCCCGGTTGGCAGCTCATCGGCGGGGGCCGCAAGTTTCTTGAGCCAGGTATCAGCCGTGGCTGTGATGGTCAAGAACGGCTTAGCCGCCCCTGAAGCCAGGGCCGGGGCCAGTCCCTGGCTCTCGCCCTGATTCACAGCCGGCTCATTGGTACTGTGTCCGGCCTGGGTCTGGTCTTCCGCCGCGCTGGGGCGCGGTGCCTGGGGGGCATTGGCCGGGGGGCGTTTGCTCATGAATGCGGGCTGCAGCGATCAGCCAGTCTGGAGACAACGCCCCGCGAAAGTCCCGCACTTAGGACACTGGCGGTGGCTGCATGGGGCCTGGACGGTCGCGGCTTCAATCCTCAAACTCGAACGCCGTGGTGACCATCTCGCCATCAGGTCGGCTGGTGAACTCCTCTGCATAAAAAATTGCCCCCGTTTGGTCCCTGTAAACAATTGAGGTGATTTGATTTAGCTTGGTTGGGTCCTTATAAAAGAAATAGCGCTTATGCCACCTGCGCTGCCTGCCGCCAGGCGTTACCACCTTCGCGCTGGCTATTCGGTCATGGATAGGAGGCCCAGCGTAATCCCCGGCGTTGAATATCGGGTGCGTCAAGACCAGGTTTGGCCCTTGGCCGCGCCATTTGGCTTGCAGCTGCCCCAATTGGGTAAGCACTTCTGTATTTGCCGGTGGCGGGGTCTGGTCAATCGGCCGCTGATCGCAAAGACGCAGGGACCCCACCGGCAGTTGCAGCGTCACCAGGGCCTCTCCATCGGTTCCCTGAACCAGCTCTGGCCTGGCCAGCTCCAGGTAGCAGCAGCGTTGCAGCTGCCCCAGCGAGACGGGGTGGACGGGCATTCCCTCATCAGTCAACATAACGCCAAAGATCACCTTGGCATTGGCTGGTAAAACGATCTGGATGGTTGTAGTATTAAACGAATCCCAGACCTGAAACTCTTGGCCATATCTGCGGATATGAATACCTGAGTAAAGGGCCTCAGAAAATAAATGCGGGGGCAGCTCTACATCTCCTCTGTCAAATGGCGGTTCGTCAAGCCGGTCAGCATTTTTGGATGCCGCAAGGCGACCTCTCACGGTCAGCTGCAGGGGCCTAGCCACAAATTCATCAATCCAGGAGCGATTCATTGGGAGCGATCCAAAATCAGTTGGCGAAGCTTGGGAAGCCAGATGCGCTCACCGTTGCCGTGCAGCAGCATTCCAGCGGTAATAGCAAGACAAGCCCAACCCGATAGCTGAGCTGTGAAATTTTTGATGGCATCACGCTCAATGCCAGGGCCGGTGCTATGGCCACCAACCACAAAAGTGGCGCCCTGGATTTCAACGCAGACCCGGGCCGCCGGCCATGCAAAATCCCCCCGGAAGGGTACGGCCCTGGTGACCAGCCCCAGGGCCTTCTTTTCGCGAGCCCAGTCCTGCCAGCCAGGCACCACGTAATTCCGCTCGAAGGGCAAATCGGCGCAATCACGCAGCCATTTGCCGACAAAGGCGTTTTCCAGCGGGCTGCTCTGCGTTGGCCGATTGGCCGCAACCGGTTTGCGGCGATAAATGCGGGTGCTCATTAATGAGTCCGGCTTTCTTCCGGTAGCTCCAGGCTGAGCAGCAGCTGGTGAGTGGCGGCCAGCTGCTGCTCCAGCGCTTGCACTCGCTCCAGGGCTTCCCGCAACGGTGCACCATGTACCTGGCTGGCCAAGGCCCATATCTGGCATGCGATCCACAGGTTCTCCATGTCCAGGGTGTGGCGTGGCAGCAAAAACAAGTCCTCTGCGGCTTCCACCACCTCTACGGCCTGGTCAAGGTTGAACGCCTGACCATTGATCTCTACCCATTCCCCGTAGGCCCCATTGGGCCATTCCGCAGGGCGCTGCAGCCTCACCAAGGTGCCATCGGCCCGCAGGCCCATTGATCCGCAACGGGCAATCAACAGCAGCGGCGCATGGCCGGCTTCCGCATCGGCGGCATCGGGCAGGAGGCAGCCGGCGGCATCGTGGAAAAAGGCCGCGGCCCTGTTGTCAAGTTGCACTTCCATGGGATGGATTCAGGTAACGGAGTTGAACATTGAGGCCAAAATCCCTGACCAGAGTTGAATGCAGCTCTTGCCAGTCATGATCGCCAGGGGCAAAAAAGAGCTGCCAGCAATGGCCATCCAACGACCAGGACAGCCGCAGGGCGGCATTGCCTGCGAGGTATGGGGTGGTCATGGCCATCTGGATTAGGAATGAACCGCCAAACCAAGGCTGGCCTAGCAAATGGTTGGGTCTTACGACCGGTGCGCAGGTGTTGCCTTGCAGCCGCCCCTCAAGCCCCACGCAGGGTTGGCGTCAACGGCTGTCCTCGCTGGGACCGCCCAAGCATGAGTCAGAGGCTTGGCTCACCCAGAGGCCCTGCCGTAGATTCCCTCGCTGGGTTTGACGGCGGCCACCACCTAAGCCGGGCAGTGGAGAGCATGGGGACGGAGGTTCACCTGGAGTTTTGCCGGTCTGCCCAGGTGTCAGGCGTAGGCCCTGGCTGCTGCGGGCGGGACTGCTGAATCGCGGGCGGCAGGTTGCGGCGCACTGGCCGGTGCCGTGCCGCCAGGGGCTCCAGCAGGGCGAGCGCCAGCACCTATCCGGCGGATATTTTTGGCCGGCAACGGCGGCGGCTTGGGCAGATCACCCCCACCTGGTGGACGGCCACCGTTTTGGCGACCACCACCACCACCTGTGGGGTTGCCATCGTCATCGGCATCCGCAGGAAGAATCCCCATAACCGACAAAATGCCCATTCGCTTGGCGGCAGTGCAAGCCGCAGACCACTTCTGCATGGGGCTCCACAGCTTGTTTTCCTTTTGCAGTAGCGGTACATCGCACCAAATAAACCCACCGGCACTATGCACTAAATAAGTGCGGATCACAGAGTAATCAGCCATTACCACCTCTCGGTGGAAATGGCTGATTCCTTGGGAACCAGCGGTGCGGGCCAACGCGCTCACATCGCCAGGGGTGGCAAAATCGTAGCTGGTTTTTTTGCCGTCAAGAGTTTCAATTTTTGCCGTACCAGCTTTGCCTAGACCCGGGGCCGCGGCCTGCCATTCAGCCAGCGCGGTGAACAGCTGAGCAAGCTGCTCGGGCGAAGGGCGATAGCCCATCACCTCATCCGGTGCATCGTGAGGCCTGGCCGCGGCTGGCGGCAACTCTTGATCACTGCAATCCGTAGAGTGATTCAAGGCAGCAATCTGTTCTGCCAAGAGGCCTGTAACGCTGTCGAGGCTGCCAAAGCCTGCCTCTATCTTTTTGAGCTGCGCCTTGACCGTTTCGGCCCAGACTCTCATCCCGTTAAGCCGGGCATCGGTGGCGGCCTGCTGTTCGGTCAACTCCAAGACCGATGTGACCAAAGCCTGAGCCCTGGTTTTCGGAGCTGCTGGCTCTTCGGCCGCTTGGCAAAGCGGCGGCGGATCGGACGCCAATACACGCACTGGTTCATTCATGAGCCGGTATGGTGGGGGGGGCGAGCTCCTATCTTCTCACGGATTCAGAATGGTGGCTGTTTTTCCGGTGCCGGGCGACGTGAATTTGCAGTTGATCGGCGACACGCTGGAGTGCTCCACGCACTCGGCTGAAACCGCAGACGCCATCTGGCGACAGCGCAACAACTGGCTGCAGCTCTGGCCCGCCGCCCAACAGCTGCTGCTCCGCTGGCGCTGCCCCAACAGCTCAGCCGAAATGGAGATCACCCACGAACGGGAACACGAACAGCGCCGGCTGGCGCCAAGCCAGCGCTAACCATGATTCCCGATCCCCTCGCTTGGTTTGCCTTCGGCGCCACCTTTGGCATAGTGCTATGCGGCTGGCCATGGCGCCAGCAATTCAGCCGCCATGAGCGATGCATAGGCAATTATAGGCTGCGTCAATGGTCGCCTATTCCGGCAAGCCAGGAGTTTTACGACGGCCCCACTCATGAAGGGCCAATCGTCAAAGGCGCTCCTCTGTGCTGCCCAAGCCGAAAAATCATTGCCGAATGTGGGGGCCCATGCCGCGAAGGTTTTAGACATTGCGACTGCAACCTGATACGGCAACTGAATCCTCGCCTCCGCCTGCCACCAAGCCGCAGCATTTCCTAGTAGGATGAACAGATCCAGCCCCCTTGGGGGCGGTGCCAGGGGCTATAACCCCTGGGGTTTCAGCTAGAATTATGCGAGTGCTTCTGGATTGAGAAAACCAGCCACTGCATTGGCCGCCTAAAACTTCTGCAGTGATTGGATTGATTGATCGAGAGAGCGGCCTAATGGCCGCTTTTTTGTTGGCCGGTGCTCAGCCTTGGGGCGGCTCCCCTTCCAGCGAGTGGATGGGCAGTTGCTCCAGCTTCAACGCTTTGGCGCCTTGCCGCTGCGCCAATCGAGCCAGTCCAATTTTTACGGCCGCGGCCTCATCCATAACCGCATCCACTGGCCAGGTGCTTTTGCCCATGGTCACCTCCTGGATCCGAGCCAACCGATCAGGGTCAGTGGATGGGTAGCACTGAATCCAAGCGCCCCAGTCATCCACCAGGTCGAGGCCTGCCTCTTTGATGCCGTTGCGAATGTCGCGGGCCACCTGGGCGCTGAGCTCAGCCGCGGCTTGATCGTCGAGATCTGGCCGCAGGATGGGCGGCTTGGTATAGCCCATGAAAACACTAAAAAACTCTTCGGCACCGTAAGGCCCTTGGGCATCGGCAATCACGATGCCTTCGAGAGCATGGCGCCGCAACCGCGCATCGGTGGGCGGCTTCAGGGTGCCGGCATTGATCGCCGCCAGGTATTCGTTTAAACGCCCAAGAGTGTCAAACGTTATGCAGGTGGCCAGTCGCAACAACTGCCGCTGCAGATTGTTCAGCTGGCTGGCAAATACCCGCCGCACAGAGGCAACAGCCTCCCAATCCGGGCTCGGTTCTTTTTCCCGCAGCCTAGGCAGTTCCTGCACTAATACCGAATGGCGGGCCTTCCACACATGGCCATTGGCCAGCAGCAACTGGCCAGCCCGGTAACGGCTGCCAACCGCCATTTCGGGGATTGTCGGCGCCTCCAGCGCGATCACCGCAGTTTCCGCCAGGTCTGCCATGGCCGCATAGCTCCAACCCGAACGGGCCATCCAGCAGCGCAACAGCTCCGCAAATACTGCCTGCCCTTCGGCATGCCGCAACAGGGCTTTAGGCAGTTGGTGCGTCAATTGGTCCCGGCAGCGAGCTATGGCCATTCTGCCTCTGCCAAAGCGCCCTGCTAGGTGGATACCCCATCCTTGCGGCGGGATGCAGCGCGGGCAGGTTGACGGCGAAGCGGTTGCGCTTCATTCTGGATCCTGTTCGCCCTCGGCGGCATAAAAAAGAGGGCGGGGCACCGCTGCCACCGCCCTCAAGGCCTTACACCGCAGTCATTCTATGGCATGTTTTGCTCTTTGTCATTTTCGGGTGCCCATTCTTGATGCCGCCACTGCCAGGGGGGCATCCTGATGTCTAAATCCCCTCCGGCCTGTGGCCAGTTTGCGATGGTGCCGGTTGAGCTGCTAGAGGCCTGCGCCGAATCCAAGGCGCGGCTGTTCATCTACCTCTGGCTCTGGCACTACGCCGGCAAAAACGATCAGGCGTTCCCCTCCCTGTCCCGGCTGAGTGCCGATTGCCGGATGCGCCGCAACGACCTGGTAGCCGGTCTGGCCTGGTTGGAGGCCGCAGGCTGGATTGCCGTGGAGCGCCGCGCCCAGCAATCCAACACCTATCGGGTGCGGCGGATTGCCGTTGAACGCAGCCCCAAACCAGGGGGCAAAAAGCGGTCCACTAGTGTCCAAAAAGCTACTAGTGTCCAAAAAGCTACTAGTGTCCAAAAAGCTACTAGTGGCCAAAAAGCTACTAGTGGCCAAACGGACACTAGTGTCCAAAAAGCTCAGGAGGTAGTGTCCGAATCGCTACTGGAACAAGAAGCATTAACAAGAAAAGAAAAAATCCAAGAGAGGAACCCCCTTACCCCCATTGATCCGGCGGGGCCGTTGGCAACGGTTGGGCCCGATCCGGAGCCAACGCCAACAGCCTCAAAGGCACCAACCGCCCCGCAGCCACCAGCGGCGCCAGAACCCGCCGCAAAGCAGCCAGTGGCCATTGCCCAACCCCTGGAGCCGCAGGCCGCGGCCATCGAGCCCCAGGCGCTTGCAGCGCCATGCCCAAAGCCCGTGGCGGCACCCGCCTCCTCGTTGGCGTTGAGCAACCCCCTGGCAGGGCCCCAGGAGGCCTCCGGCCCCATGGCCGGCCCGATGGACCCGCAGCCCCCCTGCAGCCCCCCTGCAGCCGCCAATCCGGCCCGCAAAGGCCGCAAGCCAGCCGGGCCTGTGCCGCTGCCCCCCGATGCTCCGCCGTTGGAGCCAGCTGAGCTGGAGCTGCTCACAGCCTGGTGGCAGCTGCGCTGCGACAAACATTCCAGGGCCAACCGCACGAAGCTGGGCACCGGCAACCTGGCGGCCCTCGCCGAAGCAGCGCAGCGCGGCGTGCTGCTGGCCTACCTGCACAAGGCCGAAATGGCCGGTTGGCAGAGCCTGGACCACAACGGCAGATCAGAAGCGATCGAGCGCTTGGCCGCGGCGCACCAGCTGGCCACCAACCCCCGAGCCGATTTTCCCGGTGGGGGCCTTCATCCCGAAAACAGGATGTATGATTCGCGCAGACCGAACCCCGGTCAACCCAGCCGCCGCCAGCAAACCATGGCTCGGCTCAACAACCTGTTCAAACCCGAGGATGGAGGCCCCGATGATCACCCATGACGATCTAGCCAACGTGCTGTTGGGCCTCCAAACACTGCACCGCTTCGCCAAGCGGTTGGAGCCAGAGGATCTGCAGTTCGCCTATCTGACCCTGCCGCCCTGTGCTCGGCAGGAGCTCACGCCCGAGCTGTTGGTTTTTGCCAGCCAGCAGCTGCTGCTGGATCCAGAGCCGGCCGCGGCCATGGCCCCCCACCTGGCTCTGTTGCGTTACCTCTACCCCTGCAGCACTGGTCGCGACCCAGACACCAAATGTGTGGTCGTCAAAACCCCGGAGCCCGCCAACGGGCTGCGCTCCGATTTGGCCCAGCGGCTGCGCAACCCAGACAAGTTCCACCCTCTCTGGGTGCCGTTTGAACAGCGTCAGCCGGCCCTGCCCCCAGCGCCGGTGCGTCCGACGCCGCAACCCAGCCAGGCCCAGCGCATCGCCCGCCTCGAACGGCTGGCCGCGGCCACCGGTGTCATCAACCCCCGCTTACCTGCCCAACAAGAATTGGCCGCCGCATGAACATGATTCAGGAGCTGCACGAACTCACATCCAGTGGCCGGGCTGCCGATCAAGCCGCACGCCTCACCCGGGCGGTGGCAGCCCAGGCATCCGCCGGCCGGCTGTTGGCTCGGGGGGTGCTCAAAGGCCACTGGCCACTCGAAGCATTTGATGAGCCATCAGGCTCGGAGATAGAAGCCAGGGCCTGGCGGGCTGCCCATGGCCTGCCAGAGATCCCCCATCGCAATTCAGCTCGCGAGTGGATTGCATCCCACTCTGAGGAATGGGACGCCATGTTGCGCCAGGAAATGGCGGCAGAGCTTGAGGCCGCGGCATGAAGGGCTTGCCCATTGGCACCATCGTGCGCCGCCCCTGGGGCCAAGCCAATCAAGCTGCAGCTCAAGGCAAAATCCTTGACACTGTTATTTGGCTTGATAGCCGTAACCGGCGGCTGCCCTATTACAAAATTCAGCTTCAAGGGCCAAAGGGCCCAACGGTGGATCACTGGCCTGCATCTCATTGCCAGCCAATAGATCTGGGCAATGTAGTAGGGCGAGAAAAATCCGGCCGCGGCCCGTGCTCTGCATTCTCCGAGGCTGGGCCATGATCTGGCCCCCATCCCCCGGCATGGCAGCCACCATCGCCGCTCTGGCCTTGCCTCGCTACGGCTGGGGCGTGATCACCACCAAAGGTGAATTTGCAGTGGTGCCCGTGACGGACTGGAGCGCGGCCCTGCGCACCATGCCCTATCGATGGCTGAACACTCACCACTTGCAGCCGGCTCCGCCAAATGAAACCCTGCCACTGGTGGAAAAAACCTGGCAGCTGATATTGAAGCGGCGCAGAGAGGCAAACATTGGGCTGCGAAGGTTTGCGTAATGCCATACAAACGACCTGAATTTAGAAACGCGCCTCAAATTGTCACCGTGCAACGGGCGTTGTATTTAATTGCTGAGCAAGAATTGGCAAGGCAACAGCAAGCCGAGCTGGCGCTAGCTGGGCAGCAGTCGCAATTTGATCTGGAACGAATTGGGGCCGCCTTGGTACAAAATCTCTGATACAAAATGCAAAAACACTGGCCGCAGCAATTCATCAGGTGCGTGGCTTAGCGCCTCTGGTGAGCGGAACAGTTCTTCGTAGAGACCTGGCCAGGTCTCTGCTGGTAGCGCTTGCATCGTGATGATTTGATCCCTGAGCCGAACGATCGAGGTTCCTAGCCCCGTCACCCCCTGATCCTGCAGCTGCTCCAATTGCGCCAACTGCTCGCGGTACGTCAGCAGCTCGGGGCATTCCACATCCGGTGGTTCGGCCCCTTCAATCGCCAACCGGGCCAGGCGCGGCGCTGCGCGGCGCACCAGCACATCAATTACTGCCGATCGCAGCGTGTCTTCTCGCACCCCTTTCCCCACGTAACAGCAGCCGGGCCGTTTGCAGGCATATCGCGCCACGCCAGGGCCGTGGACATTTGGTTTCTGGTGCCATTGCAGATTTTTGCCGCACCCCTCGCAGCGAATCAGGCCGCTAAATAGATGCCTAACACTGGCGGCTCGTTGCATTGGGCCCTGGCTGCGGGTTTCCAGCTGCCGCCTAATCAGCGTCCATTCAGCCGGTGAGATCAGCGGAGTGGTGCGACCCCATTCAATTTCTGTGTAGTCCTGCGTGCCGCTGGGGGCTCCCCGGCCAAGCCCGCCGCGCAAGATCGGATTATGCAGCCAACCGGTTAAACCCTGAGATGAGTATTGCCTTGGAAAATCAGCAGGCAAGGCCGTCAGTGTTGCGTAGATATTGCATTCGTGCTGAATGATCAACTCAACCAACTGCCTGGCTGCAGTCCAGGTAACAGGTGATGGCACAACCTGCCCGTCAACGTGGGCATAGCCAAACGGCACAGGCCCCCTGCCTGCATAACCTGCCTCCCGCCGCCGCCGGATGCCATCGCGCACCTTGATGCTGATCATGCGGGAGGTCACGCGATTCATCACGCTCATCACCCCGGTAAGAGCGAGCCCACCCACCGTTTGGTTCTCCAGCACCATCCCCTGCAGATCAGCGACCGTGCAGCCGGCGCAATGGCATTCCTCTAGAAAATCCTGATCAGATCCGTCTCGCGCCAATCGCGACAGGTCTACCACCAGTACCTTGGCCACCAGCCCCTTGGCCACCAGGGCCCTTAATTCTTCCCACCCCGGCCGCCGCTGGCCTGAGTAAGCGCTCCCGCGTTCCACAATCACGCGATCGCAGCCAGCCTGCTGCATGTCCCATTGCTGCCCCTCTACGGAGGTGTCTTGCGCCTCCTTGCCGGTGCTAACGCGCACATATCCAATGACTAAGCGGCCTGGACGGTCCATTTGTGCCTGGGTCGAAAACGGCAGTCAAGCAAGCTTGAGGTGCGTTTTCGACCCAGATTCCAGATGGCACCCAGGAGCCGCGCATCGTCTGCAGTCTCGGCGGCGATCGTGCCCACTGTGCCTCCTGCCGAGGGCGCAGCCGCAAATCCCAGGCCGGCTTTGGTGCCCATTGGCAACCTGGTGCTCGATGCCCGCAACGCCAGGCGCCGCACGCCCCGATCTGCAGACATGTTGGCGCACTCAATGGCGGAGTTTGGCGCTGCCCGTTCGATTGTGGTCGATGAAAACGGCCGGGTGTTGGCGGGCAACGGCACGGCGGAAGCGGCCAAAAATGCCGGCATAGACAGGGTTTTGTTCATTCCCAGCGATGGGAACACCCTGATCGCTGTGCAGCGGCTGGATCTGAGCGAGACCGAAAAAACCAGCCTGGCCTTGGCGGACAACCGCACCAGCGACACATCTGAATTTGACGGGGCCATGCTCGCCCAGCTGGTGGAGGAGGATGCCCAGCTGGACATCTCCCCCTGGTTTTCCGAAGAGGAATTTGCCGCGCTGCTGGCCGGCGATCAGGTGGATGAGGAGGAGGAACCAGCACCCCCCAGCAAGCCCGATTCAGGGCTTGAGATCAAGCTGCAGTTCGCCAGCCAGGAGGAGTTCGATCGGTTTGGCTCCTTGTTGGTGCATCTGGCCGCCGCCCTGCCCGAGCCGGCGGAGCTGACCGGCCGGCTGGCCCTGGCAATCGAGGCCTACCTCGACCGGGGTGAGCGCCAGCGGCAGCGGCAGCGGCAGCGCCGGCAGCCCAGGGCATAGGCCGCAGCCAGCGGGGGCGGTGGCCGCGGCGCCCCTTTGCCCTTGCCAGATCGTTACGGACGCGCTACAGTATGGGGACCGGAGCCGAGGGGCCCCACCACCCAACAGGCAGCCATGACCAACTACCTCGTCTCTACAAACGACCGTCAACAGTCTCGATCTATTGCGGCTGAAAGCCCTGGTGATGCCATGCAGCTATTTCTAAGCCAGCGCTTTGCAAGTTTTGCGCTGGCCCACTGGACAGCCAATGGCCGCGAATGGTTTTACGACGTGTGCGTCAAAGTTGGCGACGGCCCGTACCGCATGGGCCGCGATGCCGTTGCTTCTATCCGTGGCCACGTTCAGGCTGTTGATGCTTGATTGCCGCAACCTGCCGGGCGCCTATCCCGGCAACCCACTCACCAACAGTTAAACCATGGCATCAAACAATCTTTTTCAAAGTGGTGACCATTGATCCCACGGCCGCGGCCAGGATGCAGCGGTGGCGCGATCGGCAAAAGGGGCTGGAGCCGCAGAGGCCCACCTGCCAGGGCTGCGGCAAACTGCACAACGGGGCCAAAGCCCCTTTTTGCCGCATCTGCTGGCAAAGCCAAACGCCAGAGGGCAGGGCCGATCGCGCCGCCCGGGTTGCCAAGGCCAAGGCCAAGGCCAAGCAGCGGGCAGCCAGCTCAGCCTCTGGCAAGCTGCAAACTGGGGCATAGCGGCCTGAGCCATGCCCATAGCCCCTGGCAACAGCCGCAACTCAGAAAACCCCCAGCCCAAGGCCGCGGCACATCCCCCGGCGATCGACTGGGCCAACGTGGCCAGCGAGGTGAGGATCATGCGCCAGCTGGATAAGGTCCCTGGCCAGCACCACCAGGGCCAAGAAAGCCAAGGACCCACCGGCAGCCGCTCTCCTGCAGCTGTGATGCATTGATGCCGAGTTGACTATCTTGGTGAATCGCCATTGATTTGTGAGCAGGCCCCCCACGCCAAAACCTGCAGGGGGTGATAGCCCAAAAAAGCCGAGCAAGAAGAATCAGCCAACGAAGCTTGAGAAGATATACAGAATGCGCGAGCTGCAGACACTCTGCAGAAATGGCTATAGCCCACTGGAGTTGCGGGATCATTGCGAGCAGCAATGGGAGATGCCGCGCCGCACTGCCAATAACTACGTTAAGGAGCTGTATGAATCGCTGGAAGAGGCGCTAACCAGTATCAACAAGCGGCGCATTGCGCTAATTGTCTATTACCGTTTAGAAAACAGTTACAAAATTGCCAGGGCAGCAAAAAACCCCAGCGCCATGATTCAGGCCTGTGTGGCCCAGGCTAACCTGTTTATTGAGCGGGCTCCGGATGATGCGGTGGCGGCCCACCAGCAGAGCCGTGAGGCGGCTGTTATCGATCCCGCCGAGGATTTTGATTAGCGATGGTATCGCTGATTGTTCGGCCGCCCAGCATCGTTGATTGGTATTCACCGGATCCGCTGATTGGTGGCCCGGCCAAGGCCCAGCCCTGGGAGTCGCTGCCTGGGAAGTGGCCAGATTTTGCGGCGCAAACCCAGATCGCGTCGGGTGGCCGGCACATTCCGTTTATACCCTTTGCCGCTCAGCGGGAGCTGATAAAAATACACCGCAAGGTGCAAAACGTCTATGTACTGAAGAGCCGGCAGATTGGCATTTCCGAAGTGATAATCAATTACAAGCTTTGTCAAGCCTGCCGCCGGCCGGCCTGGACCGGTGTGGTGTTCTCCAAAACGGGCGATGACGCCAGCGAGCTGGCAGCCCGCATCAAAGGGCAAGCCGCCTCGCTCCGCGATCGGTGCCCCAAATTCGCCAAAGATTCAGCCAGAAAGCTAGTTTTTGAAGGCTTCGGCTCGCTCCACTTCCTGCCCCCCACCGAGCGGGCCGCCAGGGGTATCCCCTCTGCTGCCTCGATCCTGTTTGACGAAGCGGCGTTCATCTCCAAGCTTGCCGGTATTGAGCAGGGCGCCCTGCCCTCCACTTCGCTGCTGGGCGACTTTGCCCGCCACCTGTGGGTCACAACCCCCAACGGCCGCAGCGGCACCTTCTCCGACCACTGGCACGCAGACCACGGGGAAGTGGTGGTGGACCCCACCCCCATGGGGGTTAATGGCATCCCCAGATTGCGCATCTCTCCCGACAATCAATACGCCAAGGTTTGTATTCACTATTCCCAGCATCCGGTTTACGGCGTGGATCCGGATTGGGCAGAAAAGTTTCGCCGCAAGCGTCAGCTCAGCCAGCAGCAATGGCGCAGTGAATTTGAACTGGATTTCACCGCTTCTGACTACGAGATATTTGCCCACGATCTGATTGAAGCCGCAGAGGCGGCCGGGGGCTGGGATGCCCCCACCTGGGGCCACAGCTATGTGCTGGGCATCGATCCCAATGGCGGTGGCGGCGATGCCTTCTGCGGCCTGGTGCTCGATGTAACCGAGAGCCCTTGGCGGGTGGTGGCCGGGTTCAATGAATCTGGCTGCAGCCGCGACTACGGCCTGCAGCGCTGCGCCAGGCTGATTGATGAATACGGCCCCACGCTGGTGGCCGTGGAAAAAAACGGCGTCGGGGCGGCAGTGGCGGAGGCCCTGTGTCTACTGCGGCCCGGCACTGAGCTGGAGGAGATCTACACACTTGGCCCCAACAAAATCACAATGACCGATCGGCTGGTGTTGCTGCTGGAGCAGGGCGAGCTCACCATCCCACCCAACAGCTATGTGGGCAGCGAGATGCGCAATTTCCGCCAAACAGAAAAGGGCGACCGCAAAGCCGCCCCAGGTCACCATGATGATGCGGTAATGGCCCTGGCCATGGCCGGGCAAGCCGGCGCCAGGATCAGGCCCCTAACTAACAGCTGGATTTCAATGATTTAGCTGTTAGTGCGTGCACTACGCCGCAAAAAATAAAATCCTTAGCTTGCTGCTCTTGTGGTAATTGATCAAAGGGCACAAGACAAGGATGCTGCTTCAATTGACTTCGCGCGCCACTCGGGCAATTTGTTCTAAAGCTTGGCAATAAGCACGATTGACTTCGTGCGCCACTCGGGCAATTTCAATCAGATCGTGGGCAAATTGTTCTGAAGCTTGGCAATAAGCACGATTGACTTCGTGCGCCACTCGGGCAATTTGTTCTGGAGTCATTTCAGTCATTGGGTGGGGTGGGTTGTTGTGCAGGATGTGGGGCCCCTGAGCTGGGGGCTGGGTGGGCGTGATGTAGCTCTAAAACTCTTGCCAGTGGCACCATTGCCACCTGGGGAACCACGGCATTGCCCAGGGCCTTTAGGCGGTCCACCCTACCGGAAAACCCATCATCTCCTCGACAAATAACGGGTTTAGATAGGTAGCTGCGCCAGTTGGGATCAAGTCTGGCAATCGCTGCGGGCCATTGCGGCCGCGGGCTTCCCAGTTGGTGCGACCCTTCCAATCGTTGGCTGTAGGAGTGAGCAGCATCTGCCCCATCGCCGTCTCCAGGTTCCGGTGTTGCCGAGTCGCCTCCTTGTGCAGCTCGCAGGTCATTGCAACATTGGCTCGGGGAGTGGGAAGCAAATCCCGAAGCCTGGTCGCCAGCTCGCGGCTCTTGGTATCGGGCCTGGCCCGGGCTTTGTCTCGCCCACGCTCCCCATCGCTCGCTTTGGGGGTAGGCAACGCACCACCAGCGATCTCGTTGATGGCAGGCTCCCACAGCCGCTGCTGGTATGCACGCCCATTCCGTGTCATACCCTGCCGTGGCCAGGGATCCAAGAATGTCTCCCAACCCATTAGCAGTGATTGCTGCCACGTTCTCCAAGACGACGTAGCGGGGTTCCACCAAACAAATGACCCTAAGCAATTCGTAAAAGAGCCCCGATCGTTCACCAACCAGGCCGGCTTTCTTTCCCGCCTGGCTGATGTCTTGGCAGGGGAATCCGCCGCAAATAATGTCAGCTGATCCCAGGGGGGGTAAAGGTGCATATGTCATCGTGAATTCGAACATTGGGCCAGTGCTTAGCAAGAATGCGCTGGCAAAACGGCTCACGTTCTACAAACTGAATTGTTTCAATGCCACCGAGCCAGCGAGCTGCCAGGCTGAAGCCGCCAATGCCGCTGAAGGTGTCAATCATGCGGAGGGGCGCAGCTGAAGCCATTGATCTGTGGTGTTGGGGCCCCAATTCAGGGGCCCCTTAAGGATTAGGCCGCCATGCCCTGGGGATGCGGGCGGCGGGGCATCAGGGCAGCGACGGCTTCGTCATCCCAGCCATCGGCCTGGAGCCAGCCGGCCAGGGAGACACGGCGGCGGGGGAGACACGGCGGCGGGGGGCAGGGGCCAACACCGGCACATGGGGGGCTGCTGGGGCTGTGGGCGCCACCGGTGCGGCTGGCTGTTGCTCGGCTGGCTGCTCAGCCCCTGGCTGCTCAGCCCTTGGCTGTTCAGCCTTTTGTTGGTGCTGGGTGGGATCGGCCAGATCCCCGGCGATGGCGGCCAGCCAGTTGTTAAGGGCCTCCACCGCCAGACGGGTGGCGCGGCCTGCCTGCCAGGTGCCCCGCACCAGGGCACCGGCGAGCTCGACGGCCAGCCAGATGGCGGCGATCACTGGCAGGGTGCGCTGGGCCGCGGCATGCAGGTGCTGGCCCCAATCGGCGCGGGCAATTGCCTGGATGTGGGGTGCGGCAGTCCTGGCTGCTGTTTCGGCTGCGGCTGCAGCGGTTTCAACTGTGGCGAGAAAGCTTTTCATTTTTTTTTTTGCTGGGTGGCGGGGCCCCTCGGCCCCGGTCCTTGCACTGTAGCGCGTCCGTAACGGAGTTGCAAGATGCTGAGCAATGCGGATTCATATTCCGCAACGGGGAAGCCAAGCACCAGCGGTTATGAATGCCAGCCGGCTGGTGTTCAGGATTTGATCTGGGCTAGCAAACCGGGCATTGGCTGCGTTTGTAGCCTGGCCCCATCAATGCGGGCATCAGGTGCAGCTCACCCTGGGGATCATGCTGTTGTATGTGCTGTATTCACTTGGTTGCGTATGGCGCTGGCATCGCGCCCCTCGCCTGTCGCTGCGGCGTCAAGCCAAGGCCTTAGCGATGGGCGCAGGATTTGCTGTTGGCAGCCGGCGGCACCGCAGTCGCCACCGGACTGGAGTGCTGGGTTAAACCAGAAGCAGCTGTTCGCTGGACAGCGCCGGCAGTCCGGCCTCGACCCGCTCCCACATTGTTTTGAGATGGGCCTCACCGCGCCTGGTCAGCACGCCGACCTGGCTGGTCGAGAAAGTTTTTGGTGCATGCCAATCAGCCATCAAATTGGCGGTCTCCTGTTGCGAAAGCTCATGGATCAGCCGCAATTGCATCGCGCTGGATTCCTCGGCCGGCAACAGTGCCAGCAGCCGCCACAACTGCTCCTGCTGTTCCTCCTGCTCCAGTTTTTCGTATTGCTGCTGCTTGCCCTGGGTGGCGCAGGGAAGAATGTCCTCCAGCGAGTGGCCGCTCTCCAGCCGTACTGATGTGCTGCCGCAGCCCTGAGCCTTCATTGCAGCCTGCACCCGCTCAAGGCCCTCAATTGTTTTGAGCCCTGCCATCTCCACCAGCTGCGCTTTGCTGAGCTGTTCAGTGGCAGTGGAAAGCACTTTTTTTACCCGATGAACATCATCGGTGGTGTTCACCGGTACGCGAATTAAACTGCTTCTATCGTTTACCGCTCTTTTGATTCCTTGCTTTATCCACCAAAATGCGTAGGTGGAAAAAAGCCAACCCCGACAGGGGTCAAACATCTCGGCGGCGTGTTGAAGGCTGATTGCGCCCTCCTGAATCAACTCCTCCATCGGGGCCCGATGCTGATAGGGGCGGGCACATTTAATCACCAAACCCATGTTGCCCAGCACCATTCGATCCCGAGCCCGCCGGCCCCGACCGACCACCTTCTTGGGTGCTTGGTCGGGCCCCGTGGGCCAGTCCATCCAGGCGCGGATGTCGCGGCCATAGGCGATCTGCTGATTTGGCGTGGGGATTGGATGCTTGCCAATAACGTTGTCCAAAATGCTGTCCACCACAGTGGGCAACCGCCGCTCTCCCATGGCCTGCTTTAACGCAACGCACCATGAATATATTGCGGCTGCATCCCGGCTGCAGGATAAAGCGACGGCGGCGTGGTTTTATCCGCCCCGCTGCCTAGCCTGGCCCAGGCGCCATTCCCCATGTCCGGTCAATCCCCTCCATTGCTAGAGGAGCGCAACGATGGCGTGTTGATCAATGCGCTGACGCGCATGGGCACCAGCCGTGACCGCTCCAGCTACACGGCCATAGCTCCAGTTCGCTTGCTGCAAGAGGAAGAGCTGGACAACCTCTACGTGAGCAGTTGGCTTTGCCGTCGGGTGGTGGACCTGGTTGCCAGTGAAGCCACCAGGTCCGGCTGGGGTATCGCCGTGGGAGGCGATGTGAATGAGGCCCAAAAAAAGCGCCTCGACAAACTGGTATCGGCCGGGGAAAGCCTGGGCATTCGAGATCATGTGCGCGAGGCCTTGCGCATGGCACGCCACCATGGCGGGGCGGTGATTGTGCTGTTGCTCGACGACGGGCTACCAATCAGCAAGCCCGTGGATCCCAAACGGCTGCGCTCGATTCGGGGCCTGTACGCGATGGATCGCTGGCGCATCTGGCCTGCCCCTGGTTGGTCTGGGGTGGGCGCACCGGATCGTTATCAATTTGTTGTATATCAAGACGACGATTTGAAGCGAGCGGGAATGGATGAGCAGGAAATAGGGGTGCCAATTCATAGTTCCCGTTTGCTGCGCTTTGACGGCGACCCCCTGCCCCCCAGGCTTAAAGGCCAGAACAACTGGTGGGGCGTGTCTGTGCTGCAGAGCCTCTGGGAGGTGTTTAAACGATATGAAACCGGACAGAAAAGCGGATCGGCCATCCTCGACGATTTCAGCCTTTTTGTGCAAAAAATAAAGGGTTTAGGCCAGATGGTGGCCAATGGGAAGGAGGCGGCAATTCAGGCCCGGCTGGAACTAAACGGCCTATGCCGGTCTGTGTTGGGAGGCATTGCCATCGATGCCGACGGCGAGGACGTTGCCTGGATCACCCGATCCCTGGGGGGCATCGATACGGTGATCGGCAAGCTGGAAACGGAAGTGCAGGGGGCCTCCAGGATCCCCCACACCAAGCTCTGGGGCGCGTCCCCCAGCGGTCTGGGGGCCAATGGCCGATCAGAGGATGCCGCGTTCGCAATGGAGGTGGGCCAGCAGCAGCAGGATCATTTGGATCGGCCCCTGCGCCGCTTTTACGAGCTGCTGGCTGCCTGTTCCCGCGGGCCCGCAGCCATGGAGCTGCCAGAAGACTGGAAAATCGATTTCCACGACACCTTTGTGCTTTCGGATTCAGAGGAAGCCGAGCTGCGCTCCAAACAAGCAACCACAGATACCGCCTATATCAGGGAGCAGGTGATCACACCTACGGAGGTGGCGCTGGCTCGATTCAGCGGCGCCAAATTCTCCATGGAGACCGTGCTGCTCAACCGGGAAGCGGATGGCTCCATCCCCCAGCCCGATGAGGGCCCCGGCCCCGATTTTGGTGGTGACCTGGAATCGGCAGACACCACCGGCGGCGACCCAGCCAGCGGTGATACCCCCGATGAGCCCACCGCTCCAGCCGCATCAGCGGCGGCCGGCACCGCCGAGCTCACGCCAGAGGAGCAGGCCGCCGCGGCCAGGGGTGACGGCCTGGCAGGCGCCAGCGATCCCCGAGAGGATGGCTGTTGCTCCGCCTGCGATGAAGAGGTTGCGCAGCAGCAAAAAGACACCTCCGCACCGGAGGAAGAGCCCATCCCGGATGACGGCCAGGCCCTGGCTGCGGCCATCGCCCAGCGGATTGCCAAGCCCGGCAGCGCTCGGCGCCGCGGCAGGCGGGCTGGTGTGCGGGCCGATGGGGCTCGAATCACCGGCCGGCGGGTGGTGGCGGGCGTGCCGCTGGAGGTGCGGGCCGATGGTTCCGCCGCCCTGGTGGGCCCCTACGGCCAGCCAATTGCGAGGCTGAATGCAGCGGTAGGTTTTGACAGCGAGGGGCTGTGGGAGGTGCTGGGAGCTGGCGGCCAGTGGTGCGCTGTGGTGGGAGTGAACGATGCCGAGCTGGTGAGCACCGCGGCAGGGGCCAGCGCCCGGGTGAGGCGGCTGGATGGACTCGATTTGATCGCCATGGGTGTGAGGTGCGACAGCTATGGGAATTGATCGCCGCGAACAGCTGGCCGAACAGCTCAGCGAGGCTTTGCGGGGCCTGGAAGACCCAGCAATCCAGCGCATCGGCCGCATTTTTGAAGCAGCGCTGAGGGATACCGTGGCGCGGGTGTTTGAGCTGCTGGAGACGAATGCCGATCAGCCCGACTACAACCCCGCCAACAGCCCCGGTGCCTTTCTGGGCAGCACCCCAGATGGGCCGGTTCCCATTGAGCCGCTGCAAAAAAACCAGGCAGGGCTGCTGCTGCAGGCCCAGCTGATTCAAGATTTGCGGGTGGTGCTCAATGCGGTGCCGCTTAGCCCCGAGCGGCTGGAGCGATTGAACGGGGAGCTGCGCCAGCTGTTCGATCGGGCCCAGGACCTGGGCACCAATTACGGACTGCAGCTGATTCAGGCAGATCTGGCCCCGGCCATGGTCCAGCTCGATCCCGATGGCACCATTCGCCAACTGCCAGGCCAGGAGGCAGCGCCGGCGGCGCCAGCATCGCCAGCGCTGCCCGGCACTGCCCCCCAGTCTCCAGCGGGGCCTCTGATTGGTGGTGGCCCCAGCCCCACCGGCGGACGGCCCACCGCCTCAGCCCCGGCCACCGGACCCGCCGGCCCCTTGGCAAGCGGCGGCCCTGGCCTCGGCCCCGATCGGCAGTATCAGGGCGGCCAGCGGCTGACGCGCTTGTTTGATCTTTCCGGGGCGGTGGTGGCCGCCGAGCGGGATTTCAAGGGCCTATCGGAAAACTACCGCCGCGAACGGGATTTAGCGACCGATCAACACGTGGCCGCGGCGAAGCACTATTACTCCAAATGGTGGGGCGAGTGGGGGGAAAGCGTGTCGTTTGAGACCTCGCGCCAGATGGCCCAGGGGCCGGACCCCAAAACCCTGGCGCGGAATTTGCGGGAGCGGATTCCCACGATCAACGAGGCGTTTCAAAATCGGGCGGAAACCATCGCCCGCACCGAAACCCTGATGGCCTCCGGCGAAGCCCAGGAGCGCTGCTGGCGCAAATTGCGCGTGGGTTTTGTGCAATACATGGCCACGCTGGACGAACGCACCTGTGAGTTCTGCGCCCCCCGCTCTGGCTGCATTTACTACATCGGCTCAGTAAAGAGCCCGATTCACCCCAACTGCCGCTGCCAGGAAACACCGGTGAGCCTGGAATCGCTGGCGATTGAAAACGACCTGGCGGATAAACCAGCCGAGCGGTGGGAGGCCCAGGCCAAGCGCCATCACAAAAACACCCTGGGCCATTTCTTCCGGGCCAATGGCAAGGGGGCCAAATTGCGGCCGGTGGGTGGTGCGGGTGATGAGCGCTTCACACCACGCGATTACCCGTTGATGGAGCGCAAGCAGCTGCCCCAATCCGTGCCCCGCCAGGGGCTGGGGGGGGAAGATCCGCTGAACCTGGCCGCCAGGCCCTGGCCCACAGGCGATCCGGTGTGGTGCCCCAGGCGCGGCTGGCTGGATCCAGCAGCCCAAGCCGCCTACGACGCGATCGTGCGCGAGGTGGCCGAGCTCTGACCTGGGGGCTGAATGGCTGCGGCTGGTCAGGCGGCAAGCGCCCAGGCAGTCGCCTAAGTAAAGAGTTGGTCCCATTGCCCAGGCCTGCTAGCACCATGCTAAATCCTGAATGGATCTGCTGAGTGTCCCGCACTTGGGACACTCAAGGGGTTGACTGTTCTGTTCCCTGGTTTGGTGATGGCTCTTGCATGCCCTGCAGCGTTGCCAGGCGCATCTCCGAGGCTTGCATGCTCTGCAGCGCTGCCAAGCGCCTGTTTAGCCGCTGCTGCCGGCTGCGATCCTCCATGCAGCGCCAATCACATTCCCCGCCCCACCAGCAGGGTGGCGGGGGGCTGGCGCCGCCCGCTTTGTCGGCGATGGCCCTGATCTGTTCTTCCATGCCGCCTTCAAGCTGCGCCAGTCTGGCTAGGGCCGATCAGCCGGTTTAGCCTGGCGCAGCCGATCGCAGCGCATGCGGGCCCAGATCGTCGAGACGGAGCTGGTCACAAGGCGCAGCTGGCATGGCAGCATCCGCGCAGCCTGGGGCGGGCAATGCGCCTACTGCGGCGCCACCGCTCAATCACTCGATCACGTGATCCCCCGCAGCCGGGGCGGCCCCACCGTTCGTGAAAACTGCGTACCGGCCTGCCTGGCATGCAACGGAAGCAAGGGCAGCCGGGAGGTGCTGAGCTGGTGGCGGCTCCGGCCCGGCTGGTCGGCCCTCAGGGAGCAGCGGCTGCTGGAGTGGCTGGCGGGCAATAACAATGGCGGCAATGAGAAAGGGGCCCCGAAAGGCCCCTTTCCATAAAGGGACAACTGGGGCCAACCTCGGAGGATTGGCGCCGACCAGCCGTGGGCCATCGCACTGGACTAAACGTAGCAGATGAGCGGCGGTCATGGCTGCACCTCTTCATCCAAACTTTTTAAATATTGGTAGGCCTGCATTGCGGGCGTCGCGCCAAGGAGCGGATAGGGCATCCGACGGTTAAGAGCATCAAATAATGCCTGGGCAACAGCCTTCCACTCGGCTGCTTTCTTCTCAGCCTTCACCCGCAGCGCGTGCGGCCTCTCGCCGTGGAGCCGCTGGACATGCACCAGGATCCGCCCCTGGCGCCGGGTGTGAAACTCCAGCTCCAGGTAGTTGGGAGCGGCGGCCCCATCCTTTTCCAGCAGGCCCTCAAACATGCCCGCCAGGAGCTCTGGGCCGCTCCCTCGGCAGCCCACTTCGATGCCTGTATCTCGGCCTATCTGCAGCCCGGCCAGATAGGGGTTAGCGATGATCCCCTCCAGCCGTTTTACTTCGCGCTCCAGCTGGCGAATGGTGCGCCACGGGGTCAAGAGGCGGGCGATGGCCTGCGTGATGCGGCTAATCATGGCTGCACCTCTGCAGGGATAGTGGGATCGGCGGGGCACACCAACGGCGTCCAGTGGGTGTAGTACCCGTCCCAGTCAGTATCGAGCGGGCACCCTGTATACGGAGGCTCTTCAATCGGGAACCGCCAACACATAACAGGCCCATCGTCTTCGTGCCATTCCTCAAAAGGCCTGGCGACGGGCGCCGGTGCCAGGTTGTTGGCGGCGGTGGCGGTGGCGGCGGTGGCGGCCCAGGCGGTGGCGGCGGCGGTGGCGGCGGCGGCGGCCTCAGACAGCTGAGCTGTCACGTCGTCCCCCGCAAGGCGCCGCTCCAGCAGCCCGCACATGATGGCCGGATGGGGGCTGCTAGTTTTCGCCTCCAGCCGCCGCAGCAGGGGCACCAGAAACCGATCGTGGCACCGATCCCAGTCAATTACCGCGCTATCGGGCACCATCACAGGGGTGCTCAGGTAGCGTTGTAGAAATAAAAACCAGTCTGGCTGTTCAGTCATTGCAAAGCAATTGAGTGGGGATTAGTGATCTGTAGCTAAGGCGCTAGCCGTGCCTTAGCCCAGCGGTGCTGGTGATACCAGGCGGCGATTTCAGGGGCCCAACTTTGCAGGTGGGGCCACATCAAATCGCAGAGCTGGCGAATTTCATCCTGGGCATCGAGCTTGGCCCGCAGGTCTAGGAAGTGCAGGAAGGCCCGCAGGCTGAAGCTCACCACAAAGTGTTGGCGAACGTCGAATGGAATTAACCCCCTGGCCTGCTCAAATGGCTCGCCAAGACAAACACTGAAGCGGTAGGAAAGGGCGGCTTCGTGGCAGCGCTTAACATCAAGGGCGCGCTTTTGGGTTGTGTATTCATAAGCCTTGCCGGAGTCTGGGTCTCTGTAAGTCCCCGCCGGCCTAATGTAAAACACATCTTCAAGGTCCAGCTCGCCTGTGGCAGCATCGCAGATGCGCACCCCCGTATAGCGTAGACTCTGCACATCGAACGAAACCCCGACCCGATGTGTGCGGGCCTGCTGCATCACGGAATGGGGAAACCAGCCCACGTTGAGTACGATCTGGCCGTGCTCCAGGGGCCCGTAGTGGCCGCGGTCGCCGGCCAATAGGCGCTTGACGCAGATCTCGCCAGCCTTGGTTTCGTCAGGCCAACTGGCACGGCTATCGAATACAAAACCTTCGCTGTAGTCCTGGTGCATCGCCGCGTAGACGCACTGCTGGGGGTGGGGGGTGGCGGCGATCAGGTCAACTCTGAAGCGGGAATCCATGGTCATTGTGCCACCTCCGAGCGATTACTAATGGCCTGAATACTGGGCGCAATCACCACCGAAGCAAAGCCATATACGACCCAAACAAAAATTGACGCAAGAAGAAAAAGCTTAACAAGATGCCAAAGAATAGAGGAGAGCATTTGCCTAATCCATGTGGGTGAGGTGGAATGCGCCATGGGCAAGAAGGAGGCTGCTGCTGCGGCCTGATTGCAGCCAGTCGAGATAGCTTTGCGCCGGTGGCGTGAGCCGCAGCGATCGGCGGGCGTTGGGTTGCCAGTTCACCAAGCCGTTGTTGCGCAGCAATACCAGATCGCGGCAAGGGCACGAGTGGTTGCGATAGCCCAGAGCGTTGCTGAGATCATGCAGCGACGGAGCTTGTCCGATTTCGGCAAACCAAGCGAGCGTTTGCAGCAATCGGACTTGGCGCCTGTTGATTGGCGGTATGTAAGCCTGATTTGCATCAACTGGTGGCATGGGGGCCACCGTTCTGCCGTCGCCGTTAGGGTCTAAGCGGGCTTGCCTTAGGCGTTTTTGCAGAACATTGTCTGCTGTTTTTTGCCGCTCCTGGGGGTTGTAGGCGGTGGCCCCTTGCAAGGCAAACCAGTCGCGGCACTGAGGGGTAAGGCGCAGGGATCGCGGCAAGTGCGATTTCCATTCAATCCAGCCTTTGCTACGCAAGGCTTTCAGTTCGCGATTGGGGGCGGCTGTGGTGCGATAACCCAGCTGCAATGCCAGCTCCGCTCTGGTGGGCGGTTGGCCAGGGGCCAGCTGTTCATGCGCCCGTAGTGCCGCAAGCACTTGCTGCTCTGCCTTGGTAAGCGGCTGCAACGCCGTAGCGGACGTTGCGATCAGGGCAGTGCTCACCGCTTGAGCGCCTCCATCAACAGCTGGGCCTGCGATTGAAGCCAACGGGCCTCATCGCGCAATGCCTCTTCCTCTTTGGGGAACTTCATGGCCATGGCGCCTCGGCCTTGGCCTGATGCCCGTTGCATCAGGCTTGCGCTTAACTCAAACCCTCCTTGGCTATTGATGCGGCCCACAAACTCCCATGGATGCTGGGCGGTATTGAGGGGCATGAACCTGGTATCGCGGCGCAACTCCACCACGGCACCGGCCAGAAAAGTGCTAGTTCCATCGCAGCGCTCGGCAATGGGCGGCCTCTGAATGCGGATCTGCTCATTGCTAAAAGGGCGATCCAGCAGCCAGGCCCAGGGGCCAGACGTGGTGGTGCGCAACTGGCCGCTGATTTCGAGCGCCAGATATTTCAGCCAGCCGGATTGAGCCGGTGAAAGGCCGGCACGCTGGGTAGCCAGCTTGATTGCAAAATCTCCCACCTGCTGATGGGCGGCATGGGCCTGAAGCACGATTCGCCGGGCGTCTGCATCGGTGAGATCGCAGTTGAATCTCACCGTTACGCCGGAGCGTCTTTCCAATTCAATGATGGGCATGGTGGGTGTTGGGGGGTAGGCGACAGCCGGACCTCTCCAGCTGCCGCCCGGGCAGGCCAGCGCACTGGCACTTATGCAGTGTACTGGATTTAGGATGCTGCGACCAGCACCGGAGCTGGAGCAATATGGCGGCGCACCAGCGACTGAACTTCAATCGCTTCTCGTCGCGACACGGGTTCTGGACGCACATCCGTCAATAACCACATGGCGGGATTGTTCCGATCGCGGATGAAATACCAGCGGTCATCAGGTGCGGGCCATTGCACCCAGAACAGAGCCTGTGTCGGAGTGGTGGCCAGATTGGCTGCGCTCATTTGCGGGCCTCCAGCGGCTGCGGAGACCTGGCACCAAGGCCAGGGCGAATGATGTAGTGCATATCGCGGTGGATCGACCAACCCACCAGGGCCAGCACCAACGCCAACACCGGGAGAGTTATCAGCCAAACCTCCTGCCACGACCCCACTGGCGGCGTTCCGGTGGAGGGCGGAGAAGCATGCGCCATAACAATTCAGAAACGAACCGCCGCACTATACAGCATTCAGGATGCAAATGAAGCGCGTTTTGCATCCTGGCCAGTCCTAACCTGGCGCAACCGCTCCGCACCGCCCATGGCCGATCAGCTCCCCGACAGCCTTAGCCCTGATCTGGCCTATGCACTTCGGCGGCTGGCCGCTGACTGGCTTCCCTCCCATGGCCTGGTGGAGGTGCGTCACGCCCTGGCCCTGGCTGCCCAACTGGCGCCTGCCTCGAAAAGCTCTCAGGATCTGACCGATCAATTGTTGGCCATCGCCAGCGGCAAAAGATCGCTCGCCCCCGAGCCCAGCCCTGAACCCGAGGCCGGAGCCAGCAGCGAGCCAGCCCCAGATTCACCCCCTGGGCCCACCACGGCCCCGGCGCCAAAGACCCAGGACCAGCCCCCAAGCCGCGCAAAATCTGCAGCGGCCTAACCAGACAGAATGGTGCAGTTGCGGCGGCTCAGCCCATGGATGCCAAGCAAGAAATGGCGTCAATCGTTAAAGATCTCATTGAAGAGCTGCTAAGTGCGCCCATCACGATCACAACTCTCAATAGCAATCGAGCGACAGGCGTCGTAGATGGCCGGTTCCGCTCAGGCGCACTAGTCTACGACTACAGGATCAAGGGCGACGACGTGAGCTACAAGCCAATCACTAATCGCTAGCCGTGCCATCCGCCACTGAATTTGACCGTCAACACCTGGCGGCATCACGCAGCTACCTGAAGGCCTTCTACGGCTGGAGCGGTGCCCGGCTGGATGGGTTTCTGGCTGTGGAGCAAGGCCTGGTGCGCTTTGATGCACCCAAAAGATGCACCAAGGGACTCGCCTGCGGCAACACTTGCATCGCGCAGGGCCGCACCTGCAGGGCCAAGGGCAACCCGCAGAAAACCGCCCGGCTCAAGCAACTGCTGGCCTTGCCTGCTGCTGGCCAGAGCAGTGCGGGAGCCATGGCCAAGGGCAGTGGGGGCAATCAGGCAAGCACTCCGGCCAAGGCTGCAGGCAAGCCCGCCAAGCGCGAAACCATTGCTCAATTACAAAAACCCGTCCTTGATTACTTCAAGGTGAAAACCGTTCAAGAACTAAAGACAAACAAAGATTTCCTGATGGCAATTGGAGACGCTGACTCCAGGCAGGCAACCGGCAAAGGTGTAAAGATTGACTTTAAAAAGCGAGAGACATGGGCCAAGCTGCACCGTGAATTTGCCGGGGTGCCAGCCTCTGAGCGGAACCTGAAAGATGGCGGCAGCGTAATCAGAGGCGTTGACGTAATGAAGAACTTCCGCCCCTGGCACACCTTCAACCTAGACCCTAAAAAAGCCACGCCACAAGACATCAAGCGGGCTTTTAATCAGCTGGCCAAGACCTACCACCCAGACCAGGGCGGTGACCGCAAAGTGTTTGAGCGGCTGATAAAAATGCGCGATTCGTTGTTGGCGCTTCGCTGAGCCCGCTCTTGTCCCCCCTTCTGATCGATGGCCACCACCTACCGCGCAGATCGCCGCAGACTGGCGCAGCGCTAAAGCCTTGCCATTGTTGACCCTCGCCCAGCTGGAAGTGCGACTGGCGCGGCTGGATGCCGCCAGCTCCAGGGCGGCGCCCCTGGCACCGGTGGCTGCGGCCGTTGCGCAATCGGCGGATACGGTGGCGCAGCTGCTGACCCAGGCGCTGGGGGAGCTGTTGCCGGGGGCTGCGGTGTTGAGCTGGGATCGGCGCCGGCCGGGCCTGGTGGCGGGGCAGATGGCAGCCGATGGGCTGGTGTTCCAGTTCCGCTGTGACGCCAATCAAATTTCATATCGTCCCGCCTGGGATGGGCTGAGCCAGGGGCGATGGGAGGCCCGCAGCGCTGGCTTCCTGGCGGCCCGATCGCCAGGGCTGCGGCTCGATGCTCCAGGGGCTGGCGGCAAAAAGCGCTGCAGCAGGGGCTACGGCTGCGGCAACAGCTGCATCTCTCTGAAGAATGAATGCCGGCTAAAGGTGAGCTCGGCCGCCAGCAAAACGCGGCTGCAGCGGTTGCAGGCCCTCGCCAATGCCGGTGATGCCGCCGCCGGCACCCTGGCCGGGCAGGAACAGGCCAAGCGGAACTCCCAGGCCGCGGCCATCAAGGGCCAGCGCCAACAGGAGCGGGCTGCCAGGGCGCCCAAAACGCCCCCCAGCCTGGCGGGCCAGGTGCGGGTGGTGGCACCGGCCAGCATTGAGGTGGATCCCGAGCGGTTTCAGTTCAAGCTGGGCCATGGCGCCCAGGGAGAGGTGGGCTCCCTGCGAGGGGTGCGCAAGTGGGATGAGAATTTGGCTGGGGTGGTGTCGGTTTGGCAGGACCCGGCGGATGGCAAAACCTATGTGGTGAATGGCCATAACCGGCTGGGGTTGGCCAAGCGCCACGGGGCGGAGGGGCTCACCGTGCGTTACCTCAAGGCTGCCTCGGCTGCAGAGGCGCGGGCGATCGGGGCGCTGCAAAACATTGCGGAAGGGGCCGGCACACCGGTGGATGCCGCCAAGTTTTTTCGAGATAGCAATATCCGCAGCCAGACGGATGTGGAGAAGTTGGGTTTGCCGCTCAGCAGTGGCCGGGCGGCCCAGGGGCTGGGGTTGGCACGGCTGCCTGCAGAAATGTTCCGCTCGGTGGTGGACGGGGATCTGAGCGCCAGCCGTGGGGCAATCATCGGCAACTCAGGCCTTGATGGCCCAAAGATGAGCGAGATCGGCAAGTTGTTGCGGCAGCGCAAAAACATATCTGACGGCACATTGGCGGAGTTTGTGGAGGCCCTGGCCGTGAGCGAGCGGCAAAGCCAGCAAACATTTGATCTATTTGGCGCTAACGAAACGCTGGTGGATAACGGTCTGGCACGGGCTGAATTAACCAACGCAATTGCCAAAAAGATCAGCAAGGAGAAGCGACTATTTAAGATGGTGAGCAACTCCCAGGCGGCGGCCACCCTGGCGGAGAAGGCGGGCAATGTGATCAACAAGGGCGAGAGCGCCGAAGTGGCCAGTGCCGCCGATCAGCTGGGGCGCACCTTCAAGGCGCTCAAAAATGTGTCTGGCCCCATGGCCACCGCCATCAATGCCGCTGCCCAGCAGGTGAGCGAAGGAGCCAACAAAACAACGGTGCAACGCAAACTGTACGCGGAGGTGGTGGCCGCAATGGAGCTTGAATTCAAGGGCAAGCGCCGCGATGGCTGGGGCCAAAGCACCATTGATCGCTTTGCAGAGCTGGAAGCCCGCATTGATGCGGCCAAGAAGAAGTGCTCGACCGGCTACGGCTGCGGCAGCACCTGCATCAGCCTGCGCAAAGAATGCCGGGCCAGGCCGAGTAGCAGCATCGGAAAAGAGCGGCTGAAGCGGCTGTTGGCCTTGGCCGGCGGTGGAGTTTCTGACCAGCGGGGGATCGCCCCGGTGCGGGCCGCCGAGGCCACGGCCCTGGCCGGAGCGCTTGAGCAGCGCCGGGAGGAGAAGGCCCAGCAACTGAAGGGCACCCGTCAAAAGGCCACAGCGGATGATCTCGCTAAACGACTGATCAAGGCAGAAGCAAACCTGGCCGCAAAGAGCAAGATGCCTGCACCACCACCAGGCAATGGAAAGCCTGGTGTGAAGGTGGAGATCCAACGGGCCAAGCCAGGAGGTGAGTACGGGCCCGATGGCCACTGGTATCCAGGCGGCGCATGGATGAGCCAGGGCCAGTTTGTGGGAGGCAAAGAGCAGGCCCTTGGCAGTGGTGAGCAGCCGGCGTCAGCAACTGGCAAGGAAAACAGCGGCGCCAGCCAGCGGGTGATCAGGAACAAGGAAAAGCCCAGGAGGGAGCAACCAACCGAGCCCAAGGGGAAGGGACTGGATCAGCCTGTCGGGCTGAAGAAGACAGCGGCCAAGAACGATGAGGACTTCTTCAACGACAGGGGCTTTGTTCTCTATCCCCGTCCAAAAGGCGCTGCAGGCCTGAATGGGCTTCTGTTCGACGCTGCAGTCATTCAGCGGATGTCGACAGAAGAGCTGGGCTGGGCAACGGATCAGATCCTGACCATGGGGAACGTCAAGCGGAGCGATCTGGGCGTTGTAAATGATCTGGAGAATGCCGCCACAAGGTTTGGCAGCGAAAAGGACTATCTCAACTACCAGAGGTCTTTTACCCGAAACCAGCTCATCGGCGTGGATGACAAAAGGTTCAAGGCCGGCCTGATCTTCATGGACGCCAGCCGCAACCTGGGCCACACCAGTCCAGCGCAGCAGCGCCTCCGCACCAGGCGCAAGACAACGGAAAACCCACCGGAGAGGAAGGGCGAGCAGGGGGACTGGGTCTGGGGCCTGAACAACGTGTTCCGCGCCGTGCAGCTTCGCCGGGATCGCATGGCAGCCCCCTCGGTGCTCACCAACCCCGGCCGCCAGGATCCCGGCCTGGCCTCCAAGGCCAAGCAGCCAGGCCTCAACGCCCAGGACGTGACCACCAGCACGCAACAAGCCGCCTTTGCTCGCCAGCAGCAGCAGGCGGCCAAGGCCGCCGGGGATCAATCCGGGGCACAGGCCTGGCGCAAAGAGGAGCGGACCGTGGAGCGCAACCGGCTGGCCACCGCCATCGGCCGCAACAAGCAGAGCCAGAGCTCGCTGTTTGGAGTGACCGAATACGACGAGACCATGCCGCTGTTCAAGAAGCGGGGCGACGGCCGCCGGCTGGATGCCGACATCCTCGAAGCCAGGATCGATGCACTGCGTCGGAAGTGCCAGACCGGTTACAACTGCGGCAGTACCTGCATCAGCCTGCGGAAGGAATGCCGCAGCAGGCCAGGCAGCTCAATCAGCAAGGAGCGGCTCAAGCGGCTCCAGCAACTGGCCCGGGGCGAGGTGGCCCCCAGGGGGCTGGGGGTGCCCAGGGGCGCGGCAGCCACCGCCCTGGCCACGGACATTCAGGGGCGGCGCAATGCCAGGGCGGCAGAGCTCACGGGGCAGCGGGCACAAGCCGGGCTTATCCCCACAGCGCTGCCGTTTAGCGATCAGATGGCCGCCCGGATCCGGAAGGGCATTGAGGAGCGCACCGCTACCACCGGCACCGTCAACTACGACGGCAAGGATTTGGCAGCGGCGATGATCAAGGCGGCCCAGTCGCCTCAGGTAGGCGAAAACATGCGCAAGGCCCTGGCCTTCATGGAAGAGGCCGGAATTATGACAAATATTGCCGCGAACAGCAATGAAGAGATTAAGCGGATAACTGGAAAGCCTGCCAGCGAACTGCCGTGGCAGCGGCCATTGGAACTTGCCAAGTTCGTACGTGATGCGGGGCTGGTGTCGGATGAAAGACTGGAATGGCTGAAGAAAGACCAGACTCAGGCCGGTCAGGCGGTGGTCCGGCGTGCAGAGATTGTTCGCAACCCACCAAAGCCCAGCAACGAAGAAAAGCAAGCAAAAGCCAACTACGAAAAATCAAAGGCTTACATAAAAGAGCAAGAGCAAGCATTTGATAGAAGCGTGCGCCAGGGCTGGAGATTTCCCGAGGACAAAAAAAGCTTTATGCAGGCCACCAAAAACATGACAGGCTTGGAGAACGATCGCAATCGCTATTTTGCGTATAGAGACGGCAGGTTGAATCAGATCAAGTGGGCAGTGCTAGAATTTGCCTGTGGCAAAGGGTTAGCAGGGCTTACGTCAAGCGAGAATGGTGGCTACTACTCTTTCGGGCAAAAAAAGTATGTGGCAGTCGCCGGCAATACGGACAAAAGCTGGGCTGGCGTTTACAAGGTTGACGAAAACAACACAGACCCAAGGAATATGCGAAGGCACTACGCCGAGCACATGGCAAAGCACCTCCCGGACAGGCTCGCCGGGCTGTCTCAGACATCCGACAACTTCGACGTGCTCCACCAGCCTCTAGGGTTTAGCGGGAGGCAAACACACGCCGAAAAAACCCTTAGCATCCATATCCATGAGCTGGGCCATGTCGTGGATAACTTTGCTGATGTGCGGGTCAGGGAGATCCCCGCAACCGCCGCTGGACCAAAACAAATGGTGCTCTCCCATAATTTTCTTGAGCGAGTAGAGAAAAGGCCCGAGGCTGTTAAAAAAGCGCTTAGGGAGAAACGGGCGCCATCAAACTATGCTTTAACCAACGCCGAAGAGCTGTTTGCCGAATCGTTTGCGGCTTGGGTGTTTGCCCCACGTGCATTGAAGCGGCATCACCCAGAACTGCATGCCTGGGTAGAGGACCGATTTACAAGGGCACGTACTACCATGGCGAAGCATGGGCACCTAAGGTTTGAGGAGTAGCGCTGAGATGGCCGGCGACATAAAGGATGCCCAGGCATTGATAACAGGCATGAACGGAAAGTTAGATCGTTCTGCTGTTGTTCGTTGGGCTGCAATCAAAAACAAAGCTACAGGCCGGGAGCGAGAGGCAATTTCCTGGATGGCTGAAGCCTTTGGCCCCATGACAAAAACAGAGGAAGACCGCCGCTGGCTGTCAAGTTTCCTTAGTGGGATCCCTGAATCAGCGCCAAAAAAGAGCACCCGCGGCGATGGTGTTGGCCACCAAAGCCCAGGCGATCGACTTGCCGAGCTGGAGACGCGAATTGATGCTGTCAGTAAGGCCAACGGCTCCAGGCCGCCGCTGCAGCAGTGAAGCCCACCCCCCGCCGCCGGCAACTGCCCAAGGGCTGATCCATGGCGGTGAGCACTGACATCAATGCCCGGTTTGCAGCCCTCGGGGCCCGCATCGATGCGGCGCGGAAGCGCTGCGGCACCGGTTACAGCTGCGGCAACAGCTGCATCAGCCTTCAGAAGGAATGCAGGGCCAGGCCTGGCAGCGCGATCAGCAAGGAGCGGATTCAGCGGCTTCAGCAGCTGGCCCGGGGCGAGGTGGCCCCCAGGGGGTTAGGTGTGCCTGGGCAGACGGCCGCGGCGGCCATGGCTGCCAGCCTTCACGGCCAGCGCAGCCAAAGGGCCGTTGAACTGCAGGCCAAGCGGCAAGCGAGGGCTCGCCAGTCCGCTCCAGTGGCGGCGATCACGGCGGCCGAGATAAAGCGGGCCTTCCCGCTGCCCACCGCCCAACAGCGCCAGCAGCGCGATCAGCTGCAAAACGCCACCAACCTGGCCGCAGCCGAACGCCAGGCGGTTTTCGATTACAGCGCCACCACCAGAGGGCCTCGGGCGGCATCAGCGCTCAACCGCTGCCTGCGACAACCGGCCAGCTGCCGCCAGAAAAAGGCCACCGCCGCCATGGCAACAGATTTTGATGCCGCATTGCAAAAATTACCCAAGAACATAGAAGGTGCCCCTTTTTATCGGGGCATAGCAGTAAAAGACAGCAATATGCAACGCCTGTATCAACAATTGCTCAAGGCTCGGCCTGGTGAGCGGTTTGCGGATCAGGGTTACGGCTCCTACTCCGACGACCGGCGAGTGGCGGCCATCTATGCGGAGGCCAATGGCCCCGCCCCAGCGATCGTGTTGGTGAGCCGCAGCCAGGCCATCACCGGCATCAGTGCCATCTCCGGCTACCGCA